GTTCCGATGGACGCAGGGAAGTTTCTGGCATGGAATGAGTCCGTAGCCCCAGGCGCCCGACGGGTCGATTTGGGCAGAATCGTTATTCCATCTGGCCGCTTGGCATTTCGTGACCCATACGAGTATAGGAACGGATATGTCGCGCTTCGGGTGAGTCCGGGGAACTATGAGGTCTGGTCTACCGAAGTGGACGAGGGCCTGGGATTCCCCGAGCGTGCCGGCGTCTACCTGCCCGCCTATCTATCGATCCGGCTTTCAGCCGCGGAACCCGATTGGGTGGCCGTCGCAGACGAGCTCGCAGATGGCGAGGTTCCGTCGTATGGGCTCTGGACCGGCGCTGATCATGGATTGATCGCGGCACATGATGCCGACGCGCTGGAGGATGACGACCTGCCGTCACTCGCGGATGATTGGGATCGCGCGCTGAATGCAGAGGACAACCCCCATCGTTTCAGCTACACGAACGTTCCCCTACCCGGTGACAACAACGCGAACATCATCTTGAGTAGATCCGGCCAAGGTGATGGCGCATTCGAGATCCTGGCCAGCTACGACAACGACGGCAGGCCTGTCGCAATCCACGTGGACTTCGGCGTCGTAGACACCGATGGCAGTGAGGAAGCAGCGGCCAAAGCCGCAGCGCGCCGCGAGCGTCGTTGGACCGCTCGCCTTCGGCGTATGTTCACGCGCTCGTAGAACTACAAATAACGCCCCTCACCGGGTCGGGGTGAGGGGCGCTATTTCGTTGGGCTGCAATCAATGCGGGCTCTCTACACCTCGTCGACCAGCTCTGCTGGTAGTTCGGGTGTGGGCGTTTCGGGTCTGTGTTGTCGCGCCCAGCCCATCCATTCGCGGATGTGTCGGACGGCTGCGCGGAGTTTGTCACGATATTGGTCGCGCTGGCCTACGACGATGGCTAGTTGAGCTTCCAGGTCGCGGACTTTGCGCGAGGTGCGGGCTTGCCAGGCACCCAGGATGGCGACGATGACGCCGCCAACGGCTTGGATCTGGTCGGGGCTCACCGGCCGCTGCCCGCCACGAGCTTGAACAGGCTGGACGGTACGACGGCCTTGGTGGCCGAGGCGGTACCGGATCGGCCTAGCTTGATCGATGCCGCAGAGAAGATGAGCGATACCGCCAGCGTCCCGGCGCCGACATTGATACCGCTCTGCCAATCGATCTCGGTCAGGGCTGCGTTCACCGCGGCGTCGGCCAGGTTGGCGCCGACGATGAAGCCACCCGCGAACGTCTTGATAGCGCGCTCGGCAGCGTCAACGGCGGCGTCTTTGAGCCAGGGCGGGATGGTGATGTGCATGACGGTCCTCTCGGCGGTTGGGTTGTGGATAACTGCGTTCGGGCAGTTCAGGGGTAGTTGTTTCGATGGCGCCATGGATAGGGAGCGCTACGGTGTGGGGAGTCCCTGCGCGCTCTCCTCGCGCGGGGGCGGACTGATCTACGCGGCTATGGCGGGGGTGCGGCTGGCCCAGTCGCGCACGTGCTGGATGGCGAGGCCGAGATAGGTTTGGCCGGGCCAGACCTCGCGGTACTCGTATTGGATGTGCGCGGCGGTCGGTGGGGTGGTGGTGACGAATCGCAGCGCGATCAGGGCGGCCTGTGCGGCGGCCGCGGGCCCGGTGAGCTTGTTGATATCGTCCCAGCCGAGTAGTCCCTGTAGACCGCCGAGGACCATGGGTAGGCCGAGCGCTGCGATACCGTTGGGGCCGCCAGAGAGGGCGCCGAATATGGCAGGCAGCTCGATACCCAATGCCTTGGCGGCGATTTCGGGAATCTTGGGCAGGATGGCGCCAGCGGCCCCGAGTGGGTCGGTGATCTGGAATGCGGTCACCATGTCGAAACAGTCGTCCATGATGTCCCCGACCACCCCGAGAGGGATGTTGCCGTACATGTCGGCGGGATCGGTGAGCCAGCAGTGCCGGTAGTCTCCTGTGTCGCCGTAGCGCCATGACGAGATGCCTTGCCCGGCAAGGATTGGGCCGCCGTAGTAGCTGCCACCATACGGACGTGTGGGGTCACCGATGCTGAATGAGCACAGGTAGTTGTTCGGGTAGTGCTCGGCCAGCCAGGCACGGAACTTGGCCGCCGCGACGGCGCCCGCCGAGTACCCGCCGATGACGATCCTGATGTTGGGGTTGATCCGGTAGCGCTCCAGGAAAATGCGTTTGGCGTCGGCCACGGCGATGCCCACGGCCTTGGCCATTGAGATGTCACCGGGGCTGCCGGCGGCGCCGACCGGGAGTCCGCCCATGGTTGCGGCGAATTCGGGATGCACTTCCTCGACGAGGTTGGCCACGGCCTGCATGACGCGAGATACGTAGTCCTGGCCGATGATGCCTCCGGTGCCCCGGAACATCAGCCCGAGGTGGCGGTTGGCGGGCGGGGCCGGGGGCGTGATGCCCAGCGCGCGTAGGTCGTCGTCGGACACCTGCCCGGTGGGGATCTGGCCGGTGCGGCGCTGGTACTCGGCGGCCCACAGGGCAGCGCGCGGCCCGAACTCGTCGGTATCTTGCGGCAGCGGCCCCAACAGCCGGGTGTACAGCGGCCCGAACCGGTTGTTGATCACGGCCCGCCACTGGCGGACCGTTTCATTGCGGTCTCCGATGCGGATCATTTGGACCACACCTTGTCGCGCAGCGTCATACCTTTTGATGCCCAGTCAGGATGTCCTGGCCCGAGTTGTTCGGCGATGTATTCCAGTAGCTTGCGGTCGGGAGCTTCTTGGACGAATTTCTGGTGTAGCGCAATAGGATCGACCGCCGGGGGCTGCGCGGGCGCGTAGATGCCGAGGTATCCGGCGCGCAGCTTGGCGGCGAACGCGTCATTGCGCTCGTCGCCCTCGGGCCAGGCCATCTGGTAGTGCATCTCGTCGGGGCGCGACCAGTCGCGGCCCCAGAACACCGAGCCCTCGAACAGGGCCAGGCCCTTGCGAACCTTGGCCTGCGTGGCGGCGTCCATGGTGTAGTGCTGCCAGGGGTACTTGGGCGCCATCACGTCAACAGCGGTTCCCGCCAGGTGATTACTGTTGGCGACATCGTTGGTGGCCGACCAGCCCCACACAGGCGAGGTGATCTCTTCGACGTTGCGGTCATACCAGTACAGCCAGGCGCCGAGGATGGTCAGCGGGGCGCCCTTGCGCAGCGGTGCGGTGTCCACGAGGTACAGCTCGTCGATGCGTACGATGTCGCATTCGTCCCGGTTGCACATGCGCCAACCGTTCTCGGAGGTCGTATTGCCGTATGCGGTGCGGAAACTCATCGGGTGTACTTCCTTTCGATGCGTGGGTCGATTTCTTGGGCGTAGGACGAGAGCCGGTCGGATGCCCACCAGCCGAGCCGGAATGAGATGGCGGCGAGTGCGGCGTAGAAGGCTGAGTGCTTGATCAGCTGGTTAGGCATCGCGTGGCGTCCAGTCGGCGATTTCGGTGTCGGTGGCCCAGTGTCCGCCGTGGGCTGGGTGCATGACGCCCCAGCGGTTTTCGCCCGATTGGACGGCTACGGCGCCGAACAGGTGCGATTGCGGGTCGGTGCATTGTTTGACTTCAGGCAGGTTCACGGGTCAATTCCCTTCTGTGGTGGTGGGTTCGGCGGCGAATTCGGCGCGGTAGTCGCCCGGGGTGAGTACGCGGATTTGGCCGGTTGATGAGACGACGATCCAGCGGTCGGCGATGGCGATGAGTTCGGCTGAGCCGTCGCGGCGCGCGAGTTGGATGCGCCAGGCGGTGGGGTTTTCGACTTCTTGGGAGCCGTGGATGAGGCCGTAGTGCAGCTTGCGGGCGGTCAGTAGCGAGTCGATCATCGTCAGGGTTTGTGCGGCGCTTTGTGGTGTGCCGTCGAAGTACATGGCCTGGTAGGTGGTCTGTTTCAGTGGTGTTGCGTTGGTGAATCCCATGATTTCTCTGTGCCTTTCGCGGTGCTGTCTTTTAGGGTTTGGGTTCGACGATGATGTGGCGGTCGGAGAAGGTTGCGGTGCTGGTGCTGGTTTTGTAGACGGCTTTGAACGTGGTGGTGCCTGGGGTGAGTCCGGTTAGGTGGATGCGGCGGGCCAGGGTGCCGTAAAGGCCCGCGGTGACGGTGCGCCCGTAGGCGGCGGTGGCGTCGGTCGCGGCGCGGGTGTTGGCGCCCGAGAGCGCACACCCCATGTAGCCGGTCTGCGCGGCAGCCCCGCCGGATGAGTAGGCCGCCGACACATCGATAGTGACCTCGCCGCTGGCGGGCACGTTCAGGGTGACCGAAGGCCCGGGAGTGGCCAGGTCCACGTAGGCGGCGGTGCTGTTGGTGCCTTGTGCGGTCGCGATGGTGCCCGAGACGATGCGGGCGGGGGTGCCGGTGTCCAGGAACGCGAACTGGGACATCGAGCCGGGCAGCGCCGGGTCCGAGGATGCCCAGCCGCCGCTGCGGTAGGCCGCGCCCATCAGGGAGGTGGCGCCCGAGTCGTTGTAGGAGTCGAACGCGGTGCCGTTGACCCCGACGGTGAAGGTGCGGGCGGCATCGGAGGTCAGGGTGAAGGCATTGAACGGGATCGCCGCCCCGACCGTGCCGGTTTTCCACGCGGACTTGACCCCGGAAGCCACGCGGCCCAGCTCGTAGTGGGTGACACCGGAGACATCCCAGATCCGCAGATAGACGTAATCGGTGAACGAGGCGTTGGCGCGGATGATCAGCATGTAGCCGCCAGCGGCCCCGCCGGGCGCGATGGTGCGCCACTGCCCGGCGGCAGTCATCGAATCGGTTTGGGCGACCCCGGTGTTGAGTTTGAGTGTGGGCAAGATCAGGGTGCCCATGGCGGTGAACTGGGGCGGAATTGGGGCGCGGGCGCGCATCCAGATCTTGGCCGGCCCGCCGGTGCCGCCTTTGGTGTAGTTGCCGAACAGGCCACCGTTACCGCCCGCACCGCCACCGGCCACGCCACCGATGCCCGCGTTGCCGGTACCCCCGGATCCGGCGGTGAAGGCCTCCCCGAACGCCGACAAGGTTTGGGGGCTGATGGTTTTACCGTTCTGCCCCGACCCGCCGCGCCGCGCCCCCTCACCGCCTGCGCCGCCCGCCGCGGTGGCCACCGGTGTCCCGGTGGGGCTGGTGATCGTCGAGGTGTCACCAGCGCTGCCGTTATCGCCGAAGCCCAGGCCCTCGTCTTGCCCGCCCAGACCGCCGCCCCCGGCGAAGATCGAATACGCCCCGGGCTCGATGGGGAAGGTGCCGGTGGCCCACGCTCCGGGGTAGCCGCCGACACCGAATGCGCCCGAGCCGCCTTCACCGGCACCGCCGCCACCGGCGGCCGGGGCGATCACATACTCGCCGTACCCACCTGCCGCCCATGCCGGAGGTGTCCACGGCGCGGTGCCCGGACCGGTGAATACGGTGGTTTCTGCGGGCCGGAACGTGATCGAGGCGCTGAATCCGCCGACATCGGAGAGGATGTTTTGCAGCGCATTGATCGCCGCGCCTTGGGAATTGACGGTGTTGACCAGGGCGGCCATCGCCGCGTTGGCCTGCTCCTGGGAGGCCCGGGGCACATTGTTGCCGCCGAACTGATTGAACAGCTGGGTCGGGATCGAGGCCAGCGCCTCGGCCCAACCCTCGATGGTTTGACCGACGGCGTTGGGGGTGTCCCGTACCGCATTGATCCCGGCATCGATGACGGCCTGTAGGTCCGTGGACATGTCCTTGGTCAGGTTCGGGATCACGTCTTTGGCGAGCTTGCCGGTCTGGACCTTCGATGCGTCCAGCGGTGGAATGTTGCCGCCGGAGAGCACGCCGGAGATGATGTTGGCCGCGATGTTGGTGATGCTCAGGAACGTTTGGGTGATCTTGCCGCTGATGATCTTGGAGGCATCCAGGCCGGGAATGTGCCATGACGGGATGAGTCCACCGATGAGTTCGGCGAAGGCATTCAGTGGCTTGATCAGTGTGTTGACGACGTTCTGCCAGATCTGTTCGGGTGTGGGCGGGTTGTTGAAGTCGATCCCGCCGAATATTCCGCTGAACAGTCCGTTGATAATGCGGATGATGTCGCCGACCACCGGCAGGTGTTCAGCCCAATTACGCAGCTGGTCAAACGAACTGACGCCCGGAATGAGCGTGCCCACCACCGCCAGGACCACGCGGGCGATGAACTGTTCGACGAACCCTTTGCCGAACTCCTGCAGCTGTTGGGGCGTGAACGGCCGCGTGAGGCCGCCGCCTTGCTCGCGGTGTACCGGGGCCGAGGGGACATCCCGTGCCCAGTCAGGCATCTCGGGCTGGTTGTCGGTCACAGCGGCCAGGCCTCGATGTTGAAGTGCGACATCGCGGCGGTGGCGGTGTACGTCGATGTGCCGGTTTGGCGCTCGCACCGGATGTGTACGGTGGCCGAGGTGCCAGCGGGGATGGTGTCGTAGTCGTCGGTGGTGCTGCCGGGGCCGATGGGCTTGCCCGGTGAGAACGCCAGCCGATCGGTCTGGGCGATGCCCACGCAGCGGCCCACGATGTTGCCGTTGGCCTCGCCGTTGAGCCGGGCCAGCAGATTCACGCGCACGTCGGCCGCTTCGCCGGTAACGACCGTTTGGCCTTGTGCGCGGATGCGCCGAGGCCACGGGCGGGGAGGGATGTCGATCGCGGCCATAGTCCCGTTCGCGTTGCCCGTACCGATGTTCTTGATTTCGCCCGGGTAGAACACCTCGGCAACCTTTTGCGGCACAAGCTCAAAACCGAGTAGGTCGGTTTTGACGGCCGGAATCCACCCCGCCTTGGGATTGGTCGACAGGTCCAGCGGATTCCAGCGCGTCGCGCCGTCTTTGCCGGTCTTGCCGGTGTGTAGCGCCAGGTGCATCTTCCACCTGCCGGGCGTGTTATCCGTTGGGGGAGTGATGAGTTCAAAAAATGCTGAATCGGGTGTCGCGTCTTCGGGGGCCAGTGGAGTCAGGTCGATCTTCTCGTCGAACTCGGCGTGCTTTCCGGGCGGGCCCTGCTCGACCCCGGACACCCCTCCCATGATTCCGCCGTCTTCGCGCAGCAGCACGTGCGCCACCCCGGTGCCGTCGACGGGGACCAGGGTGTAGCCCTGTCCCTGGTAGTAGCGTGCGCCGTTGAAATCGACGATAGGCCAAGCCATGTGGGTTACCTCCGGTTAGGACTGTGGGGCCAGTGTGATGACGTTGATGGCTTCGAATGCGCCAGTGATGAAGCGTTGAATCCTGCCGAGCGGGGCCTCGTCGCGGCGGCCGTCACCGAGCTGCACCAGGGTGGTCTGCTCGGTGGGGGTGATGCGCCACATGGTGTTTTCGATGTAGTCGGTGATCATCTTGGTTCGGCGGTGATACACCAGCGACATCAAGCCGCCCTCGAAAATGTCTCGGCCCAAGGCATATTGGTCACCGTTGCGGAAAGTGACCTGCGCCGTGGTAGTGCCTTGGGCATCGAAAATCGCGTTGATGAACGCGAACATGGTTTCGATGTTGTACGGGGCGCTGGCGGTCGGGTAGAACCGCTCGATGGCCGGATGAAAGGGGCCCACCTCGTCGCGGACCTGGTACACCTGGACCATCTGGAACGCCAGGAAGCTGTTGTTCAGGAATCCCGAGAGCAGATCTGACGGGATGCCGGAGAACCCGACCACGATCATCAACGAATCGATCAACCACGCAAACGTGGCATTCATAAGATCGTTCAACCACTTTGGAGAACGGCCGCCGATGATGTGTTGCCAGCCTTCGGGGGTGTGGTCGGCGATTTCGCAGTTGATGATGTTGGAGTCCTCGCCCTCTTCGGGGGCGACGACGTAGGCGTAGGGCTGCTCGAAATCGACACCGAGCTTGGGGGCGTAGAAGACCCCGTTCATGCCGGGTACCTGCTTGATGACTGGCTTGAAGATGTCGCCGAGTGATCCGCCGAGGTCGATGACGGTCTTGATCACCGAATCGGCAACGGTTTTGGTGGGTCCCGAGATTTGCTGGCGGTCCCGGGTCGAAAAGACGTACGTGGCCGAATCGAGGTTTGCCCACTTGTCCGGTTGCGGGTCGCCGGGCCGCCACAGGTCCATTCGGGTGTCCACACCGTAGGCGCGGGTGACATCCTTGATGACCGTTCCGCAGGTTTCCATGCGAACGGTCTTGGCGCACATGGGCGATGTGTCCAGGAACGGGTTGGTGCGCTGCACATAGGTGGGGGTGCGCAGCATCTTGCCGAAGGTCTGCACCGAGAGCCCGTCACGCTTGAGGGCCTGCAAGATGGTGCCCATCCATGCCCGGATGTCGCCGTTGAGCGACAGGCCGTTGTTGACGAACTCCAGCCACCCGGACTGAATGCGCAACGCGCACTCGGCGACCATGTTCTCCACACAGGTCTGTAGCGCCCAGATGAAGATCGCGTGCGAAATGGGCTGGGCGGCAAGGGGAAGCCACCACGTCGGCCAGATCACGTAGTAGTTCAGGATGTCCCAAATGCCGCGCATCTCGACATTGCCTGTCCACGCGCCCTTTTCGTAGCGGTAGCGGTGAACCTTGGTGTAGAAGTTCTGGCGGCTGCCGGCGGTCTCCATCTCGACCCCGACCAGGGTGTTGCGGCAGTCCATGAACATCTGGATCAGCGGCGAGCTGCCCTTGAGCATCAGCTTTCCGGTGGGGCAGTCGTTGCGCGGCCGGGCGCCCGAACCCTCCATAAGGTCTGAGCCCACCGAGGCCATCGGGGTCCACATCTTGTCGCAGACGGTGAACCGATAGCTGGTGTCGACCTTCGAGTTTTTCTCGGTCAGGGCGCGGGCGGTGGTGGCGATCCGCGCGATATCGCCCGAGCGCTTGGCGGCCTCCCAGCGCTGCTCATCGGATATGGGCATCACGAGATGGCCCCTGGATCGCAGGGGCGCAACGCATTGCGCATTAGAGCGGGTATCTCCGTCGCGGCGTGCCCGAGGCGATGATCTTGGAGTCGGCGTTGCCGCCCTCGATCGAGACCTTCACGAAATACGGCTGCGCGGGATTGCCCGGTGATTTCGGTGGTATCGCCGCGTTCTTGGAGAAGCGGCCCTTGAGGTACTTGTACAGCGGGCCCTGCGGCGGGGTGATGCCGAACTGCGACTTGATCTGATCGGCGAACGCCGTACCGTTCATGCCCGCAAAGCTCATGAACTTCTCGATCGCCTCCTGGAACAAATCGAGTTCCTGGGGCGAGGGCGGCACCGAGGTCAGGTCTTTCACCAAGGTGGTGTGTACGCGCGGATCGGTGCGCAAAAACACCACCTGATTGGGTAGCAGCGGCCCGAATTCGACATATTGGTCCGAGCCGGGCCCGTCGTAGATCTTGACCTTGGTGAACGGCCCGAACAGCACGTAGTCGTCGTACATGTCCTGATCACCGATGTTGATGCGCTTGAGGAACCCGGTTTGCGCCACGGCAGCGTTGTCGCCCGCGGCCAGCTTGCGGATAGCGGACGGCGTTGCCTGGCTGATCACCGCACCGGCAGCGAACATGCCGTTGCCGACGCCCCGATGCGCTGCCCCCAGAGGCGAGCCCGTGCCGGTTTCGGTGACCGACAAGATCTCCATGTCGTTGCGCAGCACGCGGAACGTGCGCGGGTGGTCCTCGGTGCCGCACACCAGCGTGAACTTCTCGCCCGGCAGCGGCCCGATGGGGATGGCCAGCGGCCAGCTGCGCAAGGTGGTCTCAACGAAGTTCACCGTGTAGTACAGGCGCAGGTATCCGGCGCCGTACTCGACGAACACCCCGTCGCCCGCCCAGCTGCCGTCAGGATTGCGGTTCATGCGCCCGCCCAGGATGTTTCGGCCCGAGTCGGGCACCGACCACTCCTGAAATCCCCCGTGCACCTGGGAGATGACCTGGTTATCGGTATCGGTGTCGAAATCCGGCCAGGGCCCGTTGATGACCCGGCGCCACTGAGTGCCAAACCCGTGTTCGGGGTCGTCCCACCAACGCATTTGGTCGTTGTAGGAGGTGCAGAAACCGCCGCCGGGGCCGCTGTAGCGCTGCGGAACCGCGCCGAGATCCTTGGTTTGACGATGATCGACCGCGAAAGTATCGGTCATCGCGTCGTAGGTGAACGCGAACGAGTCCGCATGGTCGAACGACTTCCAGGTGCCGGTATCGGCCTGCAGCCGCAACGTCGCCTTCTGCGAGGTGCCCTTGCGCATAGCCGAAACCGGATCGGGTTGCCCGCCTTGGAACCAACGCACGTCGGCCCACCAGTACCCGGCATCGTGATCGAAAAAGTCCAGCCGGGAACACTTGATGGCGTCCAGCGAATCGATCAGATGCCGATAGACCCGGCGCGTGCGCGCGGCATTGCGGCCCCGGCACTTGACCGTGAGCTTGACCTCGACCGGATCCAAAAACGCGTCGATATGGTGAACGCCATCCTCGGTCGCACCCTTCTGAGTGACGTGCTTCCACGGCGCGATGAGGCCTTCGAGGTCGATCAAATGCACGGCTTCTGGCGCCGTGTACGGGTCGGGAATCGCGTACCCGCCGATCATGAACATCTCGACCGACCCGTCAAAGGCGGTCAGGCGCATCATGGGCTTTTCGCCGTTGACGAGGTGATACCAGCCATGGGGTGTGACGGGGTTGGCCGGATAACGGATCGTCACGGTCACATCCCCGGCCCGGAGTTGCGGGCCTGCTGATGAAACGCGATATCGCGGCCGGTGCCGTCCTCAGTGGCGCGGTTGTTGGTGACGTGAATGTTGGTGTCGCCCGCCTTGATGGGGCCGCCTTGGGCGTTCGGGTCGCCCTGATTCGGGTTCGGTGGCGCGGTCGCCTTGCCGGCCACGTTCGGGATCGCCGGGGCAGCACCAGCGACACCACCGAGGATCTTGGTCAGCCAGCTCTTGTTGGCCAGCTCCGAGCCCGCAGTCGGCAGCACCGTATCCATCAAGCCCTGCACCCCGATACCTGCAGCCTGCGCACCAAACTGAATCGCCCTGTTGGCCAGCTTGATCCCGGTCTGCGCCGCCTGCCCGGCACCGGGGGCGAAGATGTCGGCCGCCGAGGCGGCCATCCCGATCGCGGTATCGATGGTGCCGCCGGGAGTGATACCGATCCCGCCTGCACCCGAACCAGTCGCCGGTTCCACACCACCAATGCGCGTCGATGACGGGCTCCACGCCTGCGCAGGCCCGGTAGCCCCACCCCACCCGCCGCCAGCGGCCGGAATACCCGCTGTCAGGGCAGGATTGGTCAACGTCGGATCGCTCATCACCGGATCGGTACCGCCCAGGGACGGATCACCGGTGACCGCTAAGCCAGGACCGGCCGTCTTGGGGTAGAGCGCCCGATAATCGACCGTGGGCCCGATCGGCTGCGGCGACGGTGCGCTCGATGTGCCCGAACCAAGGGGCATGTAGTACTGCTTGGGGAACTGCTTATCGAGGGCACCGGCCGCCGAGCCTCCCAGCATCGGGCCGTGTCCTCCACCAGATTCGAAATTCATGCCGTTGGGCAGCGTCGCGGCCATGTGGCCCTGCTGCCCCGGCAGGGGATTCACACCGACATTGAAGGCCCCCGGCTGATATCCGGGCAGGAAACCGAGCTTGGCAGCGCTGGCATCGGTGGCGAACGCAGTGGTATCGAACAGCCGTGCCGGTGAGGACTTCCCGTCGCGCAGCACCTCCACCAAATCCGAGACGGCACCCGAGCAGTCGGCCAGCCCGTTCTGCAGATCAGATGCCGGAGCGTACTTTCCGCCACGCGCGGCCAATGCATACATCGCGGCGAGGTTGGGATTTACACCCTGTTGCAGCGCCATCGGCCCGATGCCCGCCATGGCAACATCCTGGGCAACACCGGTGTACTGCGGCCCAAACACGCCCTGGGCGGCCAGGATGCCCATAGCGCCGTATCCGCCCTTGGACGGGTTGAGCTGGCTGACCGCGCCGAGCTGGCCAAGGATCGGGGCCGCCGCCATATTGGCCAGGAACTTGGTCAGATTCTCGGCCAGCCCCGGCAGGCCCTTGGAGATCCCGAAATCCTTGTCCAGTGCCGCGCCGATCTGGCCCATGCCGTCGGCGAGGCCCTGCGTAGAGCTCTCCAGCTTCTTCCACGTACCTTGCTGCGCCTCAGCCAGTTTCATCTGCGCCGAAACGTACGAGCGCTCGGCGTCAGCAACCTGATTGCGCGCTCGCAGTAGTGCATCCTGATCGGCGTTGCCCTGCTGCTCCAGCCGGATCAACGCAATGCGGTCCTGCTCCAGAGAGTTCTTGGCCCGGATCGCCGACGACTCAGCGTCATACACACGCATGGGGTCGACCTCGTAGCGACCGAGACCGGGCCCGCCCTTGGGAGACGAGACCAGCATCCCGGGTGCGCCGGTCGGCGCACTCGCCAATCCTGGTGGCATGGCAACGGGCTTTGACTCCACCGACCAAAGACTCGGATCGATCGGGGCCTTGGTCTTGTCGCCCTTGTCAGCGGCCTCGATCTGCTTCTTGGCCTCGTCGAACGGCACTCCCGGGCCGGCTGGCGCCGGGCCTGCGGGCCCCTGCGGCTTGGGGGCCAGTGGTGAGTTGGCCGGTACCGGGACGCCGGGCGTGGGATTGATCAAGTTGCCCAGCCCGAGCCCCACGCCGTCGCCGATAGCGTTGGCGGTGCTGCCCGGTGCGGGGATGAAAGCGCCGGGCAGATTCGGGTCGAGCTGAACCGGGGTCGTCGGCGCGGTGATCTCATCGCCCGCGTTGTTTCGCCCGCCTCCCGACCCGCCGTAGACGGGGTGGGTTACCTGCTCGCCAATCCAGTTCGGGATGCTCTGACTGAAGAACTTCACGAATGAGGTGTTGGCGAGCCTCTTTTCGATCTTGTCTATCTCGTTGGAGATAGTGTCGCCCAGCTTGGTCCAACCGCTGGCGTGCTCCTGCAGGGTGTCAGTTGCCTTGTCGGTCTTGCCCTTGATGTCGTCGAACTGCTGTCCGGCCTTCTTGAGGTCCATGGCAGCGATGGCGGTGTTGGCTTCTTCCCATCGGGTCTTGAACAGCGCCAGCCCGATGTTCGTGCGCTGTTGCGGGTCCTCGATGGCCGCCATTGCGACCATGATGGCCTCGAACGCCCTTTTGGCTTCGTCCCCGCCCGCGGCGAAAGACTTGCCCATCGTGTCGGAGTCGAATCCCAAGGCCTTGAACGCCGCACGCGTGCTGACCGAGCCGTCGTTGGCGCTGATGGCGAACTCGCGCAATGAGTCTGCGGCCAGATCGGTGTTGCGGATGTTCGCCTCGTACATCTGGTTGATCAGGCCCAGTGCCTCGCCGCCGGTTAGTCCGAGGTTTTTGAAGTTGATGGCGTACTCGTTGAGTGTGTCCATCATGTCGCCGGTGAGATTGAGGCCCTTTTGCTGCGCGCCGAGGATCAGGTCGAAGGCATCGACATAGCTCTTGACCATGCCGCCGGAGACGAGACCGCGCGCTCCGAGTGCCAGCGAGCGGGCATCTTCGCCGGTGAACGCTTGGACTGTCTGCATGCGTTCGACGAACTTCTGCGCGTCCTGCTCACTGGTGTTCGCGTTGATCAGTCGTGCCTGAAATCCCACGTCGAGCGTCGACAGATTCTCTTGCGCGGACTGTCCAAAACCCTTGGCCCATGCGCTACCTGCGGCGCTACTGAACCGGCCCATGGTGTCCTTGTCCACACCCATGCGAGTGCGGAACACATCCTCGACACGCAACTGGGCCATGCCGTCGGCGATGCCGCTGGCGATCCGGCTTCCGACAAGGACGCCGACTGCGGTCAAGCCCAACAGTGCCATTCCGATGGGACCGCCTGCGGTGCCGAGTCGGGCGATTGAGGCCGCGCTGCTCACGCCATGGGTGAATCCGCCCGAGAATCCGTCGGCCATGTCGCGGCCGAGCTGGGCGGCCTGGCCAGCCTGGGCGCGCATCCCGCCGATGAAGTTGGTGTTGTTGCGGCGGCCAGCTTCGTCTGCGGCTTCCTGGTATTCGCGATAGGCCTGCGTTGCATCACGGACGGCGCGTGATTCGGCACGGCGGGCGGTCTCTACTCTTTCGGCCTGGCGCACGATCCGGGCACCATCGGCATCGCTGTCGCGTAGGCGCTGCAGCTGCGCTTCTTCGGACTTGAGTCGACCAACGGCATCCGATGCCTTGTCGTAGGCATCAGAAGCCCTGTCGCCCATGCGCTTAAGCGACTTCTCGACTTCCTTGGAGCTGCCCGCCAGCGCGTTGGCGAACTCGCGACCTGCGTCTTTGCCCGCGTTGCCGAACGTGCGTGTGGCGTCGTCGGCAACCCGCTTCCACGACCGATGATCAGCGGCGGCCCCGATGGGTATCTGCACGGACATGGTTCACCTCCTGATCATTGGTCGCCAAACGCGTCTTCTAGCAGCTCTTCTCGCGCTGACTCGATGAATTCGTTTTCAGCGGAGTCAAGTTCGTGCTGTCTGCGAGATGCCAGCGGCGATGAGTACTTGGTGTACATGTATTCGTGCGGGGTGCCCGCGTACTTGCTGGCCCGGTATGCCGCAAGTTCGTTGTGTGTGTCGGCGATGATCTTCTGCATGGCCGTCCAGTCGCCGTCGCGCCCAAACGGCGGCGGTGCATGGGTTTTGAACTCTGAGTGTTCGGGTAGCTGGTGGATCAGCGACAGTAGTTGGCGGCTGGAGAGCACCAGGGCGCCGCGCTCATCGCGGGTGCCCTGGTGCCAATCGGCGATGCGTACACCGCGAAAACGAAGATCGGCCTCGATCGCATTGGGCCAGCGGCACCACAGCGCTACTGCCTCAATTACTTTTGGAGTCGATCTTTGTCCGCTCCTCCAGCTGGCGTTGCATCAGCTTCCAGTGCGTGTCGATCTGGCCGGGAACACCGCCTGCGGCGAGGAACTTGTCGTAGATGTCCCTGCTGCCCATGAGTGCGATGCACAGGTGCTCGTCGGGGTCGTAGTCCTGGCCATTCTTGAGATACGGGTAGATGGTTCGCTCTACCTTCTTTCCCTCGACGAGCGGATGGTCGACCAGCTCGGTGTCAAGAGCATTCATCTCCCGCTGGTAGTCGCGGTACCGCTTGCGCTGCTCGGTATCGAGAAACGCGGGGTTGGGCAGCTCCCAAACTTCGCCGTTGCCGAGATCAAAGGGCACACCTGCCATGAATCCGAGGTAGTCGGCGGCCTGCTCGCGTGCCTTTCTGGGGTCGACGGGGTGTAGAACGTCGGTGGTGTCTTCGGTGCTCATGGTTGTTCCTTTCGGGCTGGTGGGCTTGGGGTTTCGGGCTGGAATGGGGGGCTCACCTGGCGGGCGCAGCCCGACACCCGCCAGGTGAGGGTTCATCAGGCGATGGTCGCGGCGGCGGACTTCGGGGTGTAGACCGAAGCGCCGTTGGTGCCGGTCACCTTCACGCGGAACTTGGTCGCACCGGCCGCCACCGTCTTGACCTTGACCGTGGTGTTGCCACCCGATGAGACCGCGGGCCCATCGAGCTCTGCGGGCAGCCAGGTGGTCCCGTCATCGACGGTGCTTTCGGCGGCGAAGGTGAACGGATCGCCAGCGCCCGTGGGGTCGGCGAACACGATCGAGGCCTTACCGGCAGCGCCGGGGGTGACCGTCGGCGGGGTGTTCGATACCTTGGGGGAGCCCTGAATCGTGGTCCAGCCTTTGCCGCCGACCCATTCGCCGTCCAGGCCGGGAATCAGGATGCCCGGGTTGCGCGGATCGGGGATCAGGAAGAACGGGTCAGGTTCGAGCGAGAACTCCAGCTCGTTGGCGTCGGCGTCTTCCGTGTCCATCTTGGCCGCGCCGATCTTGGTCAGCTTGCACAGCGGCACGGGTTCGACGGTGTACAGCTTGCCGCCGGCCCGGGACCGTGCGCGCACCAAGAGCAGCTGTCGCTGAACGAAATCAGCTTCCAGCGGTGTGCCCACGAAATAGTCGCCTTGGCCCGGTTCTGCCACGAGCAGGTTGCCGTCCTCATCCTGCAGCGGAACGTTATTGCGCAGGGCCTTGACGACGGGGTTCAAGGTCTCGATCGGGGTGAACTTCACCGTCTTTTCGATCTTGGTGATGTCCTTCTCGATCGGGTAATTCGACTGCAAGATCTCCAGCGGGCTGACATCAATGTTCGGCTCACGCTCGGGGCCGCCAGTCTTGGTGTTGGCGCCGAGGAACAGCCACCCCTGGTTGGGCTCGGGGTTGTTGACCCAGTACCCGCCGACCTTGCGGCGGGCGAACAGGTCCGCGCGCAGCTTGCCATCCTTGGCCAGCGGGTTGAAGACATGCGGGCTGATATCAGTGGCCGCGCCGCGATAGTCGCGCGCTAATACGGCAACGAGCGGGCCTCGGATAGCGAAACGGCTATCGGTGTCGGTGAATCCGCCGACGCTCCAGTCAGCGCCGGTTTCGGGTTGCGTCATGTGACGCTCCTTCCATGGGTGATGAACCGGAAAGGGTTCCGGCGATTGAGGTGCGGCGGATGCCGCGACGCGATCAGGGGACCGCGACGATCAGTTGAACGACAGGCCGAGCTCGCAAATCGCCTTGAGGCGAAAGGCGTTGTCGGCCTTGTATTCGCGCAGCGTGGAGAGCTGCTGAAAGTCGATGTAGTCGACGTTGGCGACCGTGCCATCGGGCATGGGCACATCGACGATCTCGCTACCGAGCAGCATGATCCGCCGATCGGTCTTGATGCCCTCACGCTGCGCCTCGGTGATCGTCTTGCCGAATGTATGGATCGACAGAACAGCGGTGCAGTAGAACAGGTTCGCGTCGTAGGTGCCGTCAATCATGTTGACCTGGCGGAACGGCAGCGGATCGTCGGGCTTGCGTTCGATGTCGCAGGGGCCCAGCGGTGCCAGGTGGGCGAGCATCATCACGATCGCGTTGGGGGGCATCTGCTCATGCAGCGCCACGGTCATCAGTCGGGCCTGTTGATGACATCGGCGGCGGTGCCGCCGAACGCGATGGCGGTGCGGGCCGCGACGGCGAACTCCGGTGTCGGGCTGGTGCCCCCGGTGCCGTCCTCGATCCAGTGGGCTTTGAAGTTGTCGTTGATGACCTTGGTGTCATCGTCACGGCCCTTGCCCTGCTGCACTTTCCACGCCGCGCCGTAGTCGCCGTGATCGACCGGCGAGATGGACTTGGCGTGTGCGGCCATCTCCTTGCCGACGCGCGCCTTCTCGGCTTTGGCTTGCGCCGAGGTGTGGATCGCCTTGTCGATCTCGGACTGCGGCACACCCAACGCGACCAGTGGGTTGGGTCTGCGATCTGCGGCCATCAGCCGACCCTGCGCTGGCAGATGCAGAACACATGGTCTTCGCGGCCGTCGAGGTCGAATTCGAGCACCGCGTCACCGACCATGCTGTGATCGCGGTCCAGGTGGCGAATCCGGTGCGCCGATCGGATGTCGGCGACCGGGACCGGCGCGGCGGCACCGGTGCCGTCGACGGCGGGGATATGGCCATCGATGACCGGTAGGAACGCCCACGATTGCTCGGTGGTTGTGGTGGTGATGGCCTGGTTGTCCTCGGCCGTCGACTGCACTTCGAACAGGCAGTTATCGACCCATACAACGCGTTCGGTGACTTGCGGCTTGCGGTACTCGTCCAGGATCGGGTCGCCCTGCCCGTCGAGCACCGGCACATCCCACACGATCGCGAGCCGCTGCCCGCCCAGGGTATCCATCAGTAGTCACCCCTGGGGAAGTGGCCGCGCGCCTTGGCCTGTAGCGCCAGGCCGAGCATGCGGTAGTGACGGCGCGCGATGAACTTCTCGACGGCTTCGCGATCGATCGCAGCCTGTTTGGTGCGATGGCCCACCGTCTTGGTGAACGATGAGACCGGGCCAAACTCGCCATACATCAGCGCGTCCCGGGTGACCTCGAATGCGACCACCTTGGCCGCCGGATCATCGTCGGCAATGGCCGGTTTCTTGTCGCGTATCCAATCGGAGACGACCGTCAGTAGAGGCGCCGCCACCAGTTTCTCAGCTGCCGACAGCGGCCGGAACCTGGCGGCGAACGCGTCTACGTCAAGGAAGTCGGTCACGAAACTAGTCCGTGGCCTCGATCAGCGCCCACAGGTCGTCCTTCTCCTGTGCCTCCAGCTCGTCACGGTCATACGTGCCGTTGGCCATCAGCCAGTCGACCAGGACGGCCTTGGTCGCGGCCTTGAGCGGCTTCTTACGGGGCGCATCACCCTCGGTACCGGTGGCCTGGCTCGGGTTACCGGAATCGCCTGCGGTGGAGCCGGGATCGCCATCCCCACCGTCGCCGCTGTCGGTGTCGCCGACATCGGAGGCATACGCCTCGGCCGAGTCGCTTTCGGGATCGGTCGATTCGGCCGGCAGCTCAACACCGAGCGCACCGACGGCGAGGCCGCGCTGGACCTCTTCGTCGGTGAGCGTGACGAGCTCGCCGAAAAACGCGCGCCGCCGAGTGCCCGCGGGCGTGAGGTATTCCCATGTCGCCGCAGTCACCCGATGTTCTGTGACCTCAGGCATTACGGGGCGCCCTTCAATCCGGTCACCTTCTTGACCGCGTACGGATCAGTGACGCCCATGATCGGCAGCACCGAAGACTGGACCCAGTTCTGCTTGGTCTTGGGCTCGCGCCAGGTCTCGGTCGAGAGCATCTGCTCGTAGTCCAGGAACCCGACACCGCCGCGCACACCCGCGTAGGCGCTGCCATTGGCGACGCGGTTGGACCGGAACATCGAGATATCGGCGTCGGCCAGGATCTGCGGCAAGTCCGGTCCGTAGGCGATGCGCAGGTCCGCGTACTGCACGGGGTTGACGACCCACACGTTGTAGACGTAGCCCAATTCCTCGACATCGGCGGCCAGCTGCGCGGCGATGATATCGGCGAATGGCCGGGCGTTGTTCGGGGTCGGGTTGTTGCCGGTCAGGGTGACGTTGCCCCAGTCGTGTCCGGGGATGACACCCGCGCCGCCGAGACTGGCGATAACGGCCTCCAGCACGGCCACGGTGCGCTGATTGATCTTGCGCACCAGCGTGTTCGCCAGCTGTGTGGTCAGGCGGTCCATCTGGGCGCGGTCGTTGCGCCGGATCGCCTCATCGGACATCCAGAACTTGCCACCCCAGTCCTCGGACTTGGCGACCTCGGGCTGCGTGCGCTCACCCTGCACGATCGTGTACTCATCGGACGGGCCGCGCTGTTCCACATCGTTCTTGGTGTACAGCTCGTTGATGCGGATCACGTCGTAGATGATCGCCCCGGCGGTGGTGCTCGCCCCCGAGGACGAAAACAGTTCCGGGGCAATGAACTTCTGCAGCGTCAGGTCCGAGAGCCGCTTGGTGATCCGGCCGGGCTGCTTATATGCCAGGTCGACCGAGATCTTGTTGTCATTGATGACCGGCGCACCCAGCGGGTACGCGACGGGAGATGTTGTCATGGTGGGTAGCCCTTTCCTAGTAGAGGCTGATCTCGGCGTCGGCGCCATCGGCGGCCGCGGACAGTGCGTAGCCAACGGCGACGCCGCTGGCGAACTTCTTGGCCTTGCCGGCCGTGCCGACCTCGACCTCATCGAATGCGGCGAGCGCGCCGTCGGCGGTCACGTAGGTGACACGCGAATTGCCCCGCGCCACACCAACAATGTCGCCGCTGGCCGCGTCGTACTTGGAGACGCCGCACACCCGACCCGCCGCATCAGCTGGGGCCACGGCGATGTTGCCGGTGGCGGTGCGGTTGCCGCTGATCTTGAGGAACCGCTTACCGGTGACGGCAGCTGTGGCGCGGCCGGTGATGTCGCGGCCGGGCTCGTAGACGCCCACGTTCTCGTTGGTCATGATCTATTCCTTCCCTTCCGAACTCGGCGCGGTGGGCGCGGAGTCAAACCAGCTCAGGTCATTGGGCACCGGACCGTCTGCGGGCTGCGTCGAATGCCCCGTCTCGGCGAGAGGGACCACCCCGGGTGCCAGCGCGGCCAGCACGGCGGTGTGGCCCTCGCGGTCGGCGGCGAGCGCCTGCAAGTGGTGCTCGCGACGCGCCGGGGCGACCTTGCCGTCAGCGATGGCCTGATCGACCACACGCTCGTCACCCTCGCGCAACTGCTGTGCGCGCGCCTCGGCGCCCGCCTGCGCGGCCGCGACGGTGGCCTCGTACTGGGCCCGCTCGACGACCGTCATACCGGCCTTGGCGAGCACCGCCGTGGCCTGCTCCAAAGTCGGTGCAGCGGGCGGTGTTTCGTCACTCTCCTGCCCGTCGTCAGCACGCTCTTCGAGCGCTTCGGCGGCAGCAGACAGAATGGTCTCGTCGTCGGCGTCGGCATCGATACCGAGCAGCTTGGCGAGGCCCTCATTCAGGGTTGCCACAATGGGCTCCTTTCCTCTGTTGACCTCGCCCTTCTCGGGCCGAGGGGTCTTGTTGTGCACCAGCGGAATTCGTGGCGCAGGCGCGGACTGGCGTCCGGCATAGCGGAACGCCGACAGATCGAACACCGATGCACGCGCGGCAGCGGACTTGGAGTCAGGCTCGGGCAACTCGACGACACGATCAGCCAAACCGGCCTCGACCGCTTCATCTGCGAGCAGCCAGGTTTCCTCAGCCATCACGTCGAGCCAGTCCTCGACGGTGCCCCCTGCCCGATCGGCGTAGATCTGCGCAATGTTGCTGTTGTGCTGAGCCAGTCGCGCCGCGCTCTTCTCCATGGCGCGGGCATCTCCCACACACACCGCCCAGGCGTTATGCACCATCATCTGGCTGTTGCGGTTCATCACGATCTCATCGCCGGCCATCGCGATCACCGAGGCGATCGAGGCCGCGAGGCTGTCAACCACGACAGTCACCGTGGCGGGGTGATCACGTAGCGCGTTGAGAATGGCGATGCCGTCGAACACCGAGCCGCCGGGGCTGTTGATGCGCACCGTGATGGCATCGTTGTCGATCGCGCTCAGGTCGCGGGCGAACTGCTCGGCGGAAATGCCGTACCACGAATCGATTTCGTCGTAGATCAGCAACTCGGCCGGGCCGTCATCGGTCTTGGCGGCGTTGCGGATGCTGTACCACGGGGGGCGTTGGCCCGCCGTGCGATTCTTGGTCACCACAGCGTCGGGTCTCCGTTCCTCGTGGCCGTGCTGGCGCCACCGGGGCGCGCTCGGGTATGGGTGCGCACACGCACCGGCCCTGCGTTATTGCGGGGCGCGGCGGCGGATTCGTCGTCGGGCTCCGGTTCGGCCTCGGGCGCGTTGGGATCGGGACCGGGTAGGCCAGTGGCCGAGCGGATGAAGGCCTCAAGACGGGCGTCGGGTGTCAACAGTCCTGCGTTGACCAGCATTTGCAGTGCCGCGGCGGTAGCGTCCTGGCGCGAACCGATCTCATCGAACACCAGTAGCGGCGCCGGTTCGTCCTCGCCGAAATTGAGGTCGACCAGATCCTCGACGATGTGCGCCTGTGCGGTGTCGCGGATGTCGTCGGCGACCGTCTGGACGGACTGTACGAACGTGTCGGCCTGCACGCTAGCCAGGGCATGGGAGCCGCCCTTGCTGTCCAGATTCAGGAAGTGCGCCAACGCAACCAGCGCCATTTGGTGGTCGTGGTATTCGATCGCGCGGCGCGGGTCTATTGGGGTTCCCGATGGTGAGGCGATCGCGAAGTCCTCGCCCTCGGTGATGGCAAGGCCAGCCGTTTCACCGCCTCGGAACGCCGACGCGATGGCCAGCAGCTCGTCCATCCGGTCCGGGTCCTCGGAGTCGGTCGCGTTGCCCTTCATGACCGGGACGCCGATGCCGTGGCGGCGGGCTGCGGCAGCCTCGATGCGCATCAGCTCGTCTTTGAGCTTCCAGTGCTTGTAGGCGGGCCGTAGCAGGCTGTTGCCGATCCACACCCCCGGGTCGGGCTCGTGCGCGTACACGACCAGCCGGTTGATGGGAATGATCGAATCCAGCGGCGCGCCAGCTGGTATCGCCACTCCGCTCGATGTCATGGTGAACCCGCTGGAGGGGTGTTGCTCGATCGAGACCAGACCGCCGTCGCGGTCGACGTTCCACTTGGCGATGGTCACCTGGGGGCGCGGGGCGAGCTTGCGCAGCACGGCGCGTACGTTGGCGCCCTCGCCTTCGAGACGGTAGACCTGCTCAAATACCGAGTGCCCGTACCGCAATGCCATAAGGGCCTGCTGCAGGTGTTTGTCCCAGGAGAACCGGCCACGGGTGCGCGCCGGGGGTTCGTCCTCGTCGGCGGCGCCCTCGATGGGCAGACCCAGATTGCGGGCGATGAACTCGGTGACCTCATCGCTGGCGCCGTTCTGCCGGATACGCCACGCGGTGCGGCGAATGGGCAGCCCAATTGCCCGCAGCACCGACGAGATTCGGGCGTCCTCGCGGACCATGCGCGTGTAGGTCCACACCGACAGTGGCCAGATCAGGTCGGTGGTCTGCTCGAACTGGTCGATAGGTCCACCCCAGCCGGTCGCGCCGGCCGAGCTGAGCACGTACCCCTGTTCGGTACGCGGGGCGGCGGTCTTCTTCGGTGCCTGCTGATCGGCCATGGTCGCCCCCTTTCTCAGAATGCGGCGCTCATCGCGTCGAAATCGGCGCTATGCGGGTGTGATTGGTGCTCTCGTGCGGCCCCGGTGCGGGGGCTGACGGTCTTGGTGGGTGCCTTGACGCCGAACTTCAGTAGTGCCCAGTGCGCCATCGAGACGCACACCAGCGGCGTTCCAGCGCCCGTGTAGTCCTCTGCCCAGATGAAGTCGCCTTGTGGCAGCTCTTGCATGGTCGCGCTGACCACCGAGTCATTCAGGACTGGCTGATCACTGTGGGAGAGCTTGCCCGCCAACGCATCATCGAGCAGGCCACCGCAGGCGAGGGCAATCTCGGGGGTGCCGATCATGTGGGGCTCGATGCCAGCGGCCGTCAGTAGCGGTTCCAGGACGTTGGCGGTGTTCTTCCGGTCGATCACCAAGGCGATGGGGTTCCACTCGGTCACCTTGGCGATCAGGTACTTGGCGATCTCGGTGTGCGAGCCGTTGCGCAGCGGACCTACCTCAATGTGGCTGCGGCCGTCAGTGGCCCACTGCGCGGCGGTGATCGACCACGCGTCACGGTTGCGTGCGCGGCGCACCGCGATCACGCGCGAGCCGATGAGCTTGGCGTCGGGATTGGCCATATCGCCCCATATCGCCTCGGGAATCGGCGAGCTGATCTCTTCCTCGTCGGGCGGGTAGTCACCCCAGCCGAGATAGTCAGCGTCGAAAATCGCGCGCTGCTCCAGGGTTTTGGCCTTCTGCAGCTTGGAGCGGATCTCGCGCTCGTTGGTCGCCACGCCGTAGGACGGCTGGGCCGCTTCCCAGGTGTCCGGTTCGTTGCGCGGCATGTCTCGGGGCGCGGCGTACAGCGCGTAGTACAGGTCCGGGGCCTGCTGGTGCCCGAGGCGGTGCATGCCGGTCAACGTGTGGCACTTCGGGTGAATGCTGGCTACCGGTGAGGTCGAGATATACACCGTCTGCGGGTTTTTGGCCGCTGACTGGGCGCCGGTGAGGTTCTGTTCTTCGCCGGGGTCGATGTCGTAGGCCTCATCGACGATCAAGAGGTCGATCTCGGTGTATCCGCGGCCGAAGTCTTGCGAGCGGGGACCGAACTCGGCCTCGCACACGATCTGGCCGGTGTTCGGATCGCGCAGCTTGATCACGCCACGATTCCCGGCCTTGGAGGGCTTATCGGCCAGCCTCTCGCGTAGCCACGGCACGCGATCGATCACGGCCCACACGCGCTTGAACACGTCGTAGGCGGTCGACCAGCGCTGGGCGGTGTAGATGATGCGCGCCGAGCGCAGCACGTACATGTGGAACAAGATCAGCAGAACGATTAGCAGCGTCTTGCCTTGCTGGCGTGTGCATTCGATACACACGTCGCGGTGAGTCCAGAGCCGGATAGGTGGCCGTCCCTCGCGGGCGGCGTCCTCGATCTCTTCGGCGGTAGCGTCCTGGACCGACAAGATGCCCTGTAGCGAGCGCCATTGCCACGGCATGGTGCGCAGCCCGATGTCGAACCCGAACCGGCCACACCGGTCGGCTTGCGCCGACTCGTCGCCGGGGTGCCGCGACTCGAATTCCGGTGTCTGGCGGCCCTTGAGGCGTGGCCAGGACCCGACCCAGGCCGGAAGACCCGCCTTAGTACTTTTCGAGCGGGCTTGCGCCATTGGGCTTGCTCGGTGCCTTGCCGCGCCGGGCGTGAACCGCCGCGATGAGCTTGCGCAGCTGCTCAGACTGAGCGCGCTGCTGTATCAGCACGTTGTTCACGACGACCTCCGTCGTCTCGGTGCCGATCTTGACCTGTAGCCAGGCCTCCCGGTCGCCATTGAGTAGTGCGTTCATGCGGGCGAGGTAGTCGGCGGCGTGCCCGGCCTGCTCAATGAGAATGCGCAGCGAGAAGGGGTCGCCCGGTTCGGACAGATCGTCGATGAGCTTCTGACCGGGAGTCTTGCTGGCTGTTTGCTTCCGGGCGGCACGCTTAACTGGGGTGTTAGCTGGCTTTGCTGCCTGGTTTGCCGGTTTGCGGGTGGACATTGCTATCCGTGATCCGAAAAAAAATCCTGACGGGAGCCTCCGGGGGTCAGGAAGGCCCCCCACCTGGATAATTTCAGGGGGAGGGGCTTTGACCTGCGGTTATGACACTTTCGGGCGTGTGCATCGGTGCTGGTCAGGGGCTTTTCGGCCCAACGACTGGCGATCACCACGACATCACACCTCCATCGTGTTTGCTGGCATGGTCGGGACGTTTGCCATCGCATGCCGCGGTTTGCTCGACCAAGATCCCGGAATACGCCCGAGTCGGTTTCAAGATCCAACTAGCATCCGTGCATGTCTAAGCAATCCGTATGGAGCATCGACGTCTGCCGGGACCGGGTAATACGGGCGGGCGAGATTCGCGAAGAGATTGGGCGAGTGTGGGCGGACCACATGACTGCCGGTGAACAGCCACGACAATTTGAGCTTGCTCGTGGCGAGGTCGATGGTCAGTGGACTCTGGAACTTCACACTTTGGAGCCGATGCCAATTCGCTTAAGCACTCTCTTTGGTGAGTGGCTGTACTTGCTACGGTCCGCGCTCGATGGTGTCGCGCATTACGCCGCGGTCCGAGACAGTCAGCAGGACTCTCCACCGAATGAGAGTCAGATCTACTTTCCGATCAAAGAGACGGCAGGCAAGTTTGACAACGACACCCACCGAAACAAGTTGCGGGCGTTGTCAAATGACACATTCGACTGGCTGCGAGGACTCCAGCCGTTCAACTCACTGTCGGGTCCCAAATCGAATCTGCTTTGGTGGATCAACGAACTCGCTCTATCCGATCGCCACCGGCGAGGTCACGTCCTGGCAATGCACGTGATTCCGGGCCCGGTCGGGATGGATCCGCCACTACAACTGGGCAAGTTTCACCTTCAAGCGGACAAGCCTATGTCTCTCGAAGATTCCGGCCCCATACCAATCCTTGATCTTCAGGCGCCAGTTGGTTTTGGCAAGCTGCAGGTAATGCAGCACATGGACATCCGCCATGTGCTCGGGAGCATCGTCGACGTAACTGGCTGGCGGGCGGAGGCAACGCCCCCGATGAACTCGTATGATCTCGGTGATCGAATGCACCTCTGCGAGAAACACGTGCTTACCGATGTCATCGAAGCGCTGGTGAACTGAACTGCATCCCCATTAGAGCTTTGTCCTGCTGAACGTCACCAGTCCATCGCCAGGTTGTCGGTAGTGGTGATCGGTGCGGTGGTAATGCCCAGTGTCGCAAGGGCTGTTGACCACTCGGATGGATGAACGTCGAGCACCACGGGTCTGTGCGCGTCGTGTCTGCCGTCCTGGCGCTGGCTGTTGCAGATGCCGTGCAGTAGGCGATCGGCGCGTTGTCCGCCGAATGCGCGAGCCTGACTATGGTCTGCGGCCAGCTGCTTGCGGTCCCAGTTGCGCTCCAGCAGGGGCGCTTTGAACATCGGTAGGCCACACCACCAGCACAGTGTGCCGTCGACGTGGCGGCGCAACAGCCCTTCGGCTTGCTGTTGGTGTTTCCAGCCCAGACCGCGATCGGTGGTGCTGGCCTTACGGCCGGGCCTCGGCATGTGCGGTGTCCGGCTCGGCCTCGGCGCGCGCTGGCGGTGCCTTAGGTGCGGGTGCGACCTTGACGGGTGCGACGGATGGCTCGCTGCCGTCCTGCTCCACATCCAGCGTCCAGCCGTTGGCGCGGGTAGTGATGGTCATCGTGGTGTCCCCAATGGGCTGGCCCAGCTCGGCCAGCGTGCCCGCCTGCGCGAGAGTGACCATCACGGCCAGACCCCAACCCTGCCCGCCGGATTGGCGCTTAAGGTCGGGGATATCCGGCGGCGTGGAACGCCACTTACCCGGATCGGTGTCCATGAGGACCTTGCCGTCGACGGTGATCTTGATATTGCTCATTGGGCTAGGAACTTTCGTAGTTGGCGGGCATCGATCGTCACGTCGTCGGTCTTGCCGACCGTCAGCACCAACAAGGGCGTGGCGCGCTGGTGGTCGGTGCGGTCGTACAGCGTGACGATTCGGGTGCCGTCCGGGGCTTCTGCGGCGTCCTGGCGCAGCTGTGCCGCATCGGCTTTGGTGAGTACGTCGAATTCGCCATCGATGACCGACTCAAGGGCCTCGGCCCACAGCTTTGCGGCCTGGCCGATCATTTCCTGCGCTTGAGCCTCTGGCATGCCGGTGGAGCGGAAGCCGGGAATTGGGATCGTCCGCGGGCCCGACTTCTCATCGCCGGGATGTGGTAGTGCGCCAGCTGCGAACGTGTGGGTGAGCAGATCCACCAAAAGCTGATTGGCCATCAGAGGTGCCTCAGTTTCACGGTGACCTCCCTCGCCATGGAGGCGCGCGGACTGCGCGCGTTGGTTCTGTGAATCCGACTCCCAGCGTGCAGATCCCGACATAGGCTCTGCTGACCAAACAAGATCCAAACGGGGAGGTTTCACGGTGAGCAATTCCAACGATCGATACGTCGTTCCGAATGCGGATGGCAAGAGCTGGGACATCAAGAAAGGTGATGCACAGCGTTCGAGCGGAAATTTCGAGCGGCAATCCGATGCGATCAAGCGGGCTGGCGAGATCGTCGGCAACCTCGGTGGCGGCGAGGTGGTGATCCAGAACAAGGAGGGGAAGATCCGCGAGAAGAACACCATCAAGCCGGGGAACGACCCGTATCCGCCAAAGGGCTAGCTAGAGCGCGGCAGAAGCGAAAAACCCCTGCTAGGCCGGGGTATTCACGCAGCGGACATAGTTGTCCCACCGACATGTTGAGCGCCATTTTGCCATACGCGCAGGTCGGGGGGACTATCCAGTGGCCCGCGTGTCGCAGAACCCTAGGCTGACCACTCCCACTTCCGCCAGGTCAATCCTCGATTTCAGGAATGCCCGGAAACGGGCGCCGCACATCGCTACAGTTCCAAGCGTTCCAACGGAATCATGTAAGGATCGCGGGGGCGGGTATGGGTGCCTTTTTTATGGTTGTCGGTGTCCTTGCGGGGGCCTTCATACTGTTCTGGGTTGTGACGTTCATCCTCAGAGAGGTGTACTTCCGTAGCCAAGAGTTCTTGGCGCACAAGAACAACATCGCGTCGTTCGTCGCGGAGCACAACGAACTTGCCGCCTATACCGAGGAAATTCGCAGCAACGGATTGTTCCAGCTCGGCTTTTCGTCCACGGGCATGCATGCGCACCTCGCATCGTTCCAGAACACTAGCCATTGGAACTACCGTCGCGATCGAAATATGGCGAGCTACCAAGCACCTAACGTGCACAACTGCTCACTACAGGTCGTGCGCAACGCTAGCGCTGACCCTCTCAAGTACTTGATGAAGTACTTCAACATCAAGCCAAATGAGACCCAACTCGCCCAGGCCGAAGATCTAGGCGACAGCATCACTCGACTCGAAGCCGCCCTCGCCAACCTTCAACAGCGCGAGCAGAGCATCACCGAATCGATCAACCCGCCGGCGTTCATTCTCTGGCTCTACAAGGATGCGTTTATGCGGCATGTGGGGGTGAATCTGTCAACGATTACCGTCCCGTACCCGGTGTACATTTTCGAGTACGTCAGCGCAGGCGGAAATAGCTCTCAGCGGGCCACCATCACGTTGAACGCTCCAACGATCGACGTTCTCGTAGAAACCCTTTCGCAAAAGATCCGATGGCGAAAGAGCGTCGCCGGGCAGCGCGCCATGATGACCTCCAGGCTGCGCGAAACCATCAAGTCACGAGATAACTACACGTGCCAATCCTGTTCAGTATCGCTCGCTGCAGAGCCGCACCTCCTTCTTGAGGTGGACCACATCATTCCGGTATCCAAGGGCGGCATGACAGCGATAGAGAACCTGCAGACGCTGTGCTGGCGCTGCAACCGAACCAAATCGAACAAGCTAACGCCCCGCATTCAGTGAGCATCACTGCGTTTATTGCGCTGCCATGCAGTGTGCGCGGCCATGAGTGCTGAGGCCAGCGCTGGCGCGTCCTGCACGGGCAGCTTGTCGGGCACGTTGCGAATGGCCACCTGGTCGCCGTGCGGGCTGATGCGAACGGCGCCGTCAGACCATGGTTGTGCGGTGATGGGCACTCGGACGTATTGCCGGACGGACTCGTAGGTTTCGGCCTCGGGTAGTGCGATCACCACATGCCCCTTGGTCCTGAGGGCGTCGGGCAGTATCGAGGCGATGATGTCGGCGACCTGCGCCTGCGTGTACACGATGGTCTCGGTCTGGCCTTCGGCGCCGATGGTCACACCTCGGGTTATCCCGAAGAGGTTCGGGATGCTCTCGATGACCTCGCGAATGGCCTTCCGGGCGTCCATTCGCCAGTTCTACGCCGAGAGTCCGACATGACGGCCAGCTCGCGGCCAGAGGATGGAGTTCTGGCGAATACGTTCCGACCCGCCGACCGAGACGTGGTGTCCCCATGATCGAGGTTGCTCCAAGATCGCGGTACCGCGCGAGGGTCTTCATGCTGTGTCTACCAGCTGAGATGCAAGCCCGTGCTGAAGTGGCTAACTCAATAGCTGGGGTTTTATCGACATGGCAACCATATATGTGCAATGATCTGCCCAGGGGCGCGGTCAGCGTCGGCTGAAAGGGGCGGTTGCATTCATGGTCATCAAGGATCGTTGGACGATGCCAGCGGGTTTGCGGCGGGCGTCGGCGCTAGTGGCGATTGTCGCCCTGGTGATCGGTGGAGCGAAGATCGTCGATGTCTACACCCTCCCTGGTAGTGGCTTTTCGACGGTCGCGACCGTAGCCGCCGAGCCGACAGGCCCGCCTGCGCCGACTGGGGGGATGACTGACGGAGGGGGCTCACAGTTCCAGCCGCCGCAAATGCCCAGCTCAATGCCTGATTACCAGGGCGGCAACAATCAGCCGCCGCTGGATCAGAACTCGGGAATTAGCATCTACAACACGGGATCTCCTGGTGCGCAACAGGTTCCGGGTCAGCAGGGCGCCCAACAGCCGCAACAGGGTTGGGATCAGCCAGCCCATGGAACCCAGATCCCCGACTATCAGACCGCAACGCCCTACACCCAGGGTCCCGGTAAAGCGAACCCTGATTATCAAGCACCGCAACAGAACTCGCCCCAACAGCCCCAACAAGGACAGCAGGGGCAGCAGCAATCTCAGCAGCCTCAGAACCAGCAATCTCAGACGCAGGATAGCCAGGACCAGCAGGATCAGCAGATTCAGCAACAATGCCAATCCGCTGCGGGCACCTACGGGCTGCCTGTTGATCAGCTCATGTCCGTGATGGCTGCAGGGGCCGGAGCTGCGGGCAGTGTCATCGGTGGCCTGATCAAGCCCGGCCGCGATGTTGGTGGCGGCACCGAATGTAACTGTGCCCCTGACCAAGCGGGGCCTCAGAAATCGGATACCCCTGATGGTCAGCAGAAAGCGCCGCGCTCTGACCAGGAGATCAATTGCACACAGCCCTCTAATCCTGTCGCAGGCGATGATCTCGATGACTCTATCCCCGGCACAGGGATCAACATCGGTGGTGATCCCAAGCCTGGTATACCAGGAGGGCCGAAGCTAAACGGCAGTTCAAATCCGTTAAATTCAGTGGTTCCGAAGGGGACTCGGCCGATTCCCACCGGTACCGCTCTTGGCCCCAACGGTGAGCACTACGCCTTCTACAGCCAGCCGAAACTTCCGGCGCCTGGCCAGGTGAACGACAACTACGTGACTATGCCCTCACAGATCGTCGATCTTGCCCATAACAACGTCATCATCGGTCAATCGCCTCTCGCGCAAACTAGCGGCGCCTATGACCCGGCCTCGCACACGATGCTCTTGGCAGGAAACACCAGTGCCACACCCGGCGATCCGGTTCGTGCGCTGTATCAATCCGATCCCATCAAACCCACTGACGGGCCTAACGACTGGATCAAGAGCATGCACTACGTCGGCCCCCTCCTGTCCGGCGACCGTGAAAGCCAACTCATCGCCCTCGGCCCGGAAGGTAAGAACGGCTTCATGTTCGTCAGCTCGTCAGGCATGGGCCCGATCGAGGCGATTATCGCGTCCAGCGTCCAGGAACTCACCACGAAAACCATCACACGCGTACTGGTACCCAGAGATGTGAACAACATCAATGGTCTTGACGGACCGTATGGGCCGACAATTACCAGCCAGTCTATTGACCCGGCTACCGGCAATGGCACCATAGGATTGAAAGTTAGCCAATACTGGGACCCGGCATTCAAAGCCGCCCACCCCGACGTGACAGACCTCCCATACGATCCACGGGTCTATTCCGCCAGTTGTACCGTCCAATAGGAGAAGAATGACAATGCGCAAAACCTTCGCATATTCGTTTGCCACCGTCCTGGCCGTTGCAGCCCTCATCGCCTGCGCCCCACCGGATAGGGCCGCTGCCGAACCTCCCGGTTTCCCCGATCTCAACGCCTACAGCGAGGTCTCGGTAGATCAGTACGTTTCCGCAGCAGGTCGCGGCATGACGTCGGTCTTCTTTTCCACGGCGGAAGGTGTCAACTGCGGTTTCGGTCATCCAGCGAACCCGGATGGGCGCAATCAGCTGATCCAGTGTTGGGGCCCGCTTCCGGGACTTCAGGATATTGCCGCGGAGGGTTCGGGGCCATGTGACACCGGAACGGTCAATCAGTTCGGAGCGAAGTACGCAATCGGTCACACCAAGGGCGCATGCAAAGACAACCGACCCACATCGAAGGTTCTTTCGCCGGGGCAGAAGGTGTCCTATGGAAACGTGACCTGTGGTGTTGGGGACGGCGGCTCGGTGGCGTGCATCGAGCGGGTGAACCCTGAACGTGGGTTTGTGTTGCAGCCGTCCGGGTCATTCGCCTTCTAACCGAAATACACGAGGATGAGTGCATTGATGCGGGGTGGGATAGTTGTGGCGACGGCCGCGGCAGCGGTGGTGATGTCCGGGTGTAGTGGATCTAGCGAGCCGACTCCGCCGGAGTCGCCGAAACATGCCGAGTCCACCGATTTCGCTCAAATTCCCGGTCAGTTCCCGGCCCCAGCGGCGCTAACGACCAACGGGCAAGAACAGGCCCCGGTGGGTGGCTGCGCGAACCTGTCCGGGCCCGGCGTCAATGCGGTGTTCAAGATCGTCGATTGCGGATCAGCGGAAAATACCTATCGAATTATCCAGCGCGTCAACGTTCCCGCTGAATGTGCTGACGCGGATCGATCCTTCTACCACAACTCAAAAGCGACCGGCCAGTACACCGTCTGTCTGGACCTGGCATGGGACAAAACCTCCTGTATCCGGTTGGGACAACCAGTGAGCAAAATCGCCTGCACCGATACCACCGCCCCGGGCGATCGGATCAAACCCACCAAAATAATCTTGGACACCACGACTCTCGACGGTTGCCCGGACGGCGGCTACAAACACACACAGCGCCGGTTCACGGTGTGCACGGAGACGCAGAAGTAGCCTGTCATGTGTGGCTGATGGTGTAGCGCAACGGCGGTGGACCGCTGACGAGCTGGCTGTGGCGCTGGATCGGTCACTATCGTGCGCCGAGGCCGGAGCGAGGTTGGGCCGCACCCGGCTACAGGTGGAGAAGGCCCGAAAGCGGTACCGGGGACGCGATATTGAGCAGCTGCTCGCCCAGAAACGTGGTCGCCTAGCCGAGCTAGAGCGGGTGGCCGAGACCGACATCGCCTGCTACGGCTCATGGACACCTCAGGAGATCGCGATCGCACTGGATCGGTCGATTTCTCGCGCAGAAGCTGCTCGCCGGTTGGGGCGTTCCTTCAGGGCGATTAAGCGAATGCGGGATCTGCAGCGCCAAAAGGCTTCTGGACTGGTCTCGGGTGTTCGAGAGTCGCAAGCTGAGCGAATACAGCAGCGCCTCTGGACCGAGGATGAGATCGCGGTCCTGACCGATGAGTCCCGCACACCCACGGAGATTGCCGCCGAGTTGGGACGTTCGATCAATTCGGTCACTGTGGCTCGCGCACGGTGGCTGGGGCGCCTGCAGGGCAGGGTTCCTAATCATCTGCACGGAACCAACACGGGCGTGAGCCGATACGGATGCCTATGTCCGCAGTGCCGGGACGCGGCCGAAGCAGAGCGGGAGCGACGCCAAGAGGCCACCCGGCACACGGCGGTCAACTACAAGGCGCCCTGGACCGACAGCGATATCGAGATTGCGCTAGACCGCAGGCTGACCGTCATTGAGGCCGCCCAGCGCTTGGGGCGAACCCACAGCGCGGTGCGTGCGCTGCGATACAAGTACCGCGAGGCCTGATTGCCGTTGGGCACGAGGTCACCGACGTACGCGTTGGGGAACTTATCGCGCGGTGGTCGTGCCATCTCCCAGTTCTACGCCCGGGCTCCGACATGGTTGCTACGTCGGATCACTTCGCTACGGTCGGCGCTTGAGTTCGCGCTCCAGCCGCCCTGTATCGAGGTGAGGCACGGTGCCGTTCGTAGCCGCCCCGGCCACCGCCTCCGTCATATACGACAGGTCGATTCCATTGAAGATCGCCGGATTAGTGAACGGGACTTCTTCCCCCGGTTCTAGGAAGGCCCGACTTTGCGGTATCCAATCCTTGTCGGCCCCGATGCACGTGATATGGCAGTACGGACTGACGGTGCTCTCAACCTCTGCCACGCGACGATTAATGGTGGCCAACAGGCGCATGTGATCTTCGGTGCTGTGGTCAGGGACCAGCACGTGAGCTTGCAACGTTTCTAGATGGCCGCCCGCTTGTACAGCCGCAGCACCCGAGCCGTTGCCGAAGTAGTCGGCTGTGCCTAGCGGTTGCATGACGTACCCAAATTCTGGGTTCAGCGTCCAGCCTGGTCCAACATTTGAAAAACCGCCCAAGTAGCGCCGTTCACCGTTCTTTCCTCCAACCGCGAGGACGGTAATGATCAACTGCTGCTGGAAGGGGACGATTTTGCGGTTGAGTTGGGTCAACAGGTGATGCATGAGGTCGTCGAAGGGTTGGTTTGGGCCGCGCAGGACTTCTCGCAACCATCGGCCCGTTGGCATTTGGCCCCAAAGTTGAGCCAAACCGGTATATCCGATGAGCACTTTCAAGGCGTCCTCATCGAAGCCGATCTGAAGACGAAGAGACTTCACAGCAGCGGGATCGATGACCTCCCGGGTCTTGGCGTTCGTCACCATGTAGTCCACCGACATGCAGATCGCATTCGGCGCGCTGATCCCCAGAATTAGCGTCATGCGATTGAGGTTATGTCTCAGGGTGTTCGGCTGCGGACAAGTTGACGCAGGAGATCGGGATGGAGCTTGGGGAGTCGGCCTGACCTGTCTCAACGAGGCCACTCGTACCCCGGCCCTTCCATCCACCGGCCCGCGCATTCCTGGGCCTCTCGCCCCGCACCGCGCGCACATCGCCGATGCGAACCATCTGGTGCCCCTGGGCGTCGCGGCCGCGTACCGGCACCCACCCGCGTCTAATCCACCGTTCGATGGTCGACTGTGGCACGTGCTCGTCGAGGCGGGGGAGTACCACGTCGACGAGCTCGCGCACGGTCGCGTTGCGGTCGTCGAGCTCGCCGAGGTTGCGGGCCAGCACGTCGGCGACGACGTGCGCGGTGTCGCACTGTGGGCACACGATCGAGCCGCTGTGGCTCGGCGCCATGAGTGCGTACCCGCACCGGGTTGAGTTGTCGCCCTTGCGGCCCCGCTCGGCAAGCACCTCGTCGGGTGCCGGGTCGGTGATGCATGGCCCGATGATCATGGGTTCGGGTGGGCGGTTCACCACGCGCGTGATTGACCGGTACACCTGCTCGATCTCGTCGCAGATCTCGGCGCCGTTCTCCTGGAGGGCGATATTGGCCGCGTGCCGGTGCAGCCACTTGGCCATGCGCGCCGTCGTCGCGATCGAATGCGTCTCGTCGCCGCGCCTTCCGGCGTAGGTCACGCGTAGGTCATCCGCGGGGGAGTCGTCGGCCGTGCACATCTCTGGGGCGCCGTCGCAGTCGTCGCACAGTGGCCCGGGCGCCGAGGTGGGCAGCGTGACAAAGCACCGTCGACACGAGCCCGCCCGGGCCGGCGGCGCCGAATCGAGGCTGAACCGATCTGCCGGCCGCCGTGCACCCGATTCGATGACCACCGGCAGAGGCCTTGGCCGGGTGCGGAACTCGGGCACCTCCAGCCCGCGCGTCTCGCACATGTCGCGGATGGTCGTCGACAGCGCGTTGCGGATTCGGTCGAGTTCGTCACTGGCGCGTCCGTTGACCCGGCCGAGTGCCAGCGCATGCCACAGCGCCGCCTGGTGCCGGTCCCGGTGGTCCCTCGGGGTTGGGGTGGTGTCCTTGTCGCGCGGGAACGGCTCGACGTGGCTCACGAGCGTGTCGTCGCCGTGCAGCACGTCGCGGCGCTCGCCCTTGCGCGCACCGTCGCCCAGGTTCGCCTGCCCGACAGCGGTCTCGGTGAGTCGATCGATCCACCACGGCAGATCGGCCAGGCGCTTGCGCAGCTCCGATATGCAGGCCTTGCATACGAACAGATCGGTTGCGCGTTCGCACCGCTTGCACTTGGTCACTGAACAACCACCTCGGATGTGTCGATGTTGTCTTCCTCGGCTTTCACCACGGCGACAGCCGAACGGGGTCAGCCATCGGACTCATTAGGCTCATTGGCCTCGGCCGGATCGTTTGACTGATCACGATCAGCCCACAGATCGCGCTGCGTGCCGGGTGATGTCTCTTCGATCGCGATGCCATCCACCCAGAACCGGCCGGGGTGGTCCTCACACGCGACAGGTCTCATGACCGCGACAAAACACTCTTCGTCGTAGTCGACTGTCGCTGCGACAAGTTCACGCAGGTGCCGCAAGCTGAAGATTTCCTCGTCTGGGTTGTCAATCGGAACAAGGCATTCGACCGTGCGTTTCGATGACTTGTACTCACGAAAACTAGGCTTCATGGGGGCTCCTGTGTTGTTGGGTGAGTTATGGCCCACCCATTGTCGGACACCGCCCTGAGTTGGTCTGTGCGTGTTTGGCCCATCCACCCGGACAGGCGTGGGGGTGTTCGTGGCTGTGCGTGGCTCCTGGCGGGTCATGCGCTTGCCTCCGTCCTGAGCGCTGCGCGGGCTCTGGCGGCTCCAGCCTTGGCGATCGATGAGCGGTCGATGTGATCGCAGACACGGGTGCCGTCGTAGCCGTCGTCGTCACAGATCTCGCAGACCGCGATGGCGGCGAGCTTGGCCTCCAGTGCGTCCTGCTGCTCGGCTTCACGTTGGGCGCGTGCACGTTCGGCGTGACCGCGGTCGAGCTCCTCCCGGTTACGCCGCGCGGCACCGCAGGGGCCGCAGCGGTCATCAGTGCCCTTCGGATGCTTCGCGCAATGAGGGGGTGGGAGTTCGTCTCGCGCGTCTACCAACGCAAGATCCCCTCCCTTAGTAACCACAGTATTGGAGTGGTGTGGAGTGGTGTGGGGTGGTGTTGTTGGTGGGACAGACGCGTGAGTCACGTGTCCCGTCACGCGTGACTTCTGGCGTGACTTAGCCTTTCGCTGCCTCGCCTGCTCCCTCGCTGCAAGCACGTTGACCTTGAGGTTCTCTGGTTTCCAGTCGTGGAACCACCAGCCCGGCTCGCCGTCATTCTCGCCCCGGCGCCACAGCTCAGCATCGACCAATTTCCGGGCCTTTGCAACGCCTTTCGGCTGCTGTTTTACCCACCATTCGGCGACAAAACCATCCGTCAAATAGGCCATGCAATGCGATCCGGCGCGTACCCACATGCCCAGCGCCTCGTCTCCAGCGCGCTGTGCCTTGGGGTGCGAGTGGAATGCATCATCGACGGGGAACCACATCAGGGTTCGCTCCCTTCATGGGTATCTCGAAGGCTGGTCGTCCCGAATTCTGGAACAGGTTGAAGAGTTTTGGGATGACACGCCGGATGGCTGCGCAAGGCCCCTTCGGAACTTCTCGTGGCACTCGTCGCACCGGGGCCGACCGGCACTGTGCGGCTCGGTCTTGCAGTCCACGCACAGACCGGCCTGGTATGCCTTGGTGCTCTCGGGGGTGCGGGTCATGGGCGGATCGCCTTGAAACGACGTATATCGCGGTGCCGTTCATTAGGGTCGCCGACATGACGATCCCTACCGGCGAAGACGACGACATCCATCTGTCGGTCCTCAGATTTCTTGGCGCCTTTTCCCACCTGCAGGACTTGATAGACGACGTGCTCGCCAGAAGCTTTTTCGAAAGACGGATGCCCAAAACTGCAGACCTGATCTGGCAGCGGGCCGTTTCCAGAATCAACGATAAGGAACGAATTGAGTTGTTCCTGAACATAAGCGAAGACCTCGGGACCGACGCGGAACTGGGGTCCGTCCAAACCATCTACATGCGAGTCAAGGAACTCAGAGACCGCGTTGCCCACTCGACGCAATTCACGACGACTGAGGGTGACCGACTGGCCATCGGTAAGACCGTCCTCAGTTCGCTCAAGAAACTGCCGCCCGCCCCCCTTGAAGTTGATCGAGTGACGATCTACAACGCCGTCTGGGAGTGCAGGTGGATTGAGGCTCAGATTCTTTACGTCCTCGTCGGCAATCAGCGCCTTGGAATGGGGTCGCCGCACTCGCCAACGTTTGAGATCCTGAAACCTGCTGGTACGCCTGAACAGTGGAACGGCATAACACACAGGCCTGCCTCCGACTAATTCGATGAGTGACCGAACACTCTTGTTGTCTCCGTTCATATTCGGGTTGTCGCTCATGTGCCGCTCAGTTCGATGACCTCGGTAGGTCCCATGGGGAACGCGTCGCGCTGCGCTGACCGGCATTTGAAGCACTCGTGTGCGATGCGGTCGGCCTGGAACTCGCGGGCACATCGCATGCAGTGGAATCGGAACCATGTTCGGGAGGTGGTCATGCCCCGGCCTCCAATCCGAATAGACCGGCCTGCACCGGTTTACGTAGCCGAGACACGATCAACGGCAAGTAGTCGGCCTCACGTTCGATCGCAATGCACTGGCGGTCCTCCAGAACGCATGCCTCGGCGGTCGTGCCGCTGCCGGCGAACGGCTCCAGCACCACCGCGCCCGCTGGGGCCACCAGCCGCACGAGCCAGCGCATCAGCTCCAGCGGCTTGACCGTGGGATGCTGCACACCGTCGGCGTTGGGCCGCTCCGATGTTGGGGCCTTGGCCTCGTAGCGGAACACGGGGAAGAACCGCGAAGCGCCGCCGCTGTCGCCGTAGGTGTCGGCGGGCGCGAACGTGCGGGTGTCGGCGCCGTAGATCGTGCCGCCCGCTCGCGGCTGGCGCTCCGTCCCGGCACGCATGGTTCCCGAGTGCAAGACGCCCGTCTGCCGGTCGAGAGCTTCGGCCTGATGCTTATCAAGGACGACGTTGGTCGGCCAACGGCCCAATTCTTCGGATCTGGCCACCGATGCACGACTTCGCTCGGCGTTCGCCGCCACCATGTCGGGGTCGTCCATCCAGGGCCGGTGCCAGCCGTCTTTCATCCGCTGGCCGCGCGTCGTTGAGCCGCCGCCGAGTTTGTCCCCGGTGGGTATCCGGCAGGCATCGATGTTCAGCGCCCCGGTGCCGTGCTCGAGCACGTTCGCGGCCACTGTGCCGGACAGGGGTTTCCGGGCGACCACGATCGGCTCGAAAGCGGGCTTCAAGGCGGTGCCGAGGCCACCGGGCAGGTTCATCGACTTCGGGAACCCCGAGCCGTACAGCCAGGCGATGCTGTCGCGAATCTCGAAACCCGCGTCCTCGACCGCGGCGGCCAGCCGATGCCAGGTGCGCGAGCCACCGAACGCCAGCAGGTGGCCGCCGGGCTTGAGGATGCGGAGGCATTGCGCCCACACCGCGGGATTGAATGCGATCCCCGAGGTATCCCAGGCGCGTCCCATGAAAGCGAGTTCGTAGGGCGGGTCCGTAATCACCGCGTCGACGCTGTTGTCGGGGAACATCCGCGCTGAGCGGTACCCGAGATTCCAGTCGTACCCGTAGTCGTCGGCGCGCAGCATGTCGAGGCAATCGCCGTGGTGGAGCGTCACCGAATCGTCTTGGTAGTAGGGCGTGATCATGCGTTAACTCCGAACAGCTCCAGCTGCCCGACCGGCTCGGCGCCGACGCCGAGGATGGCCGCCAGGCAGCCCCATTCGCGGTCACGCAGACTGAACACGATGTCCATATGCGCTTCGTCTTCTTCATCGGTGGGGTGGTAGTGCACGCGCCCCATGAAATCTGTGTGCGCCCGGGGCTCGCCGTCGTAGGTCCAGTGGCAGCGGCACCACATCGCGGTGCGCCGATGTTCGTCGAGTTCGGCTTTGTCGATCGCGGCTAGCTCGCTGAGCAGATCGGCGGGAATTGTCATGCGGAACGCCCGAATCTGGCTGGCTGTCAGGGTGACTCGCACGTCACCGCTCATCGGGCTCGTGATCTTGTTGTGGTGGGTCTCGTAGCTGTTCATCCACTCCGGAGCGCCGTCGCGCGGCGAACCCAGATACCCGCCCCGCCTAGACATGTGGCTCTGCAAGCCCTCTTCGGATAGCAAGGCGCGGCTGATGTTCAGGCCGACGGTCCATAGCAGCCAGCGCTGATCTTCGGTGAGCGTCATGCGGCGGCCTTGGCTTTCTCGCACTCTTCGCGCGCCAGGTCGCGTAGGAGCTCCGAATAGGGAAAGCCGTGGCGTACCAGTTGTTCCCGCATTGACTCGTACTTGATACCCATCCGACGGGCGGCCTCGTGGTCCGGTACACCGATGAATTGGTATTCAGACCACCTGCGCACGAACAGATTCCCGGTCTCAGGTGGCAGTTCGGGGTCCAGCCACATCACGTAGTCGCGCGTGGATGGGGCACAGGTTTGTTGGCCGCGAAGGATCTGGCGCAGAGTAGTGACGAGCTTTCCCGGGTGGCCGTTGGCGGCCGCGATGGCGTTGATGGTCCAGCCGATCGCCTGTAGCTTCTCCAGGTGCTCGCGCACGGGGGTGGCGTCGATGTAGCGACGGGAGATGGAGGGGGCGGTCATAGGGTCACATCCGCGTAGAAGTCGCGCAGCTTCACGAATGCTTTGGCGGTGGCCTCGGCGTCGCCGAGGGCCGAATGTGGGCAACGGTTCTCGATCTTGAGGGCGGCGAGCACGTCGGCCAGCCCCGGCAGCTCGGACGGATCACGCCCGAGAGCCGGGGCAGCATAGGCGGCGAGGTCGGCCAGGCGGTAATGCCAGTGCGTGCCAACCTTGCGTGCGACCATGGCTGCGTCGAATGTCGGGTTCGATCCGGCAAAGGTGTTGCCGCTCAGGATGTCGGCGAGGTCATTCCACGCTGTGATGGTGTCGTCGGGATTGAGCATTACGTCATACACACCGCGTTCGAAATAGCGGTTGATGGCGAAAGCCTGGGGCTCGATCGAGACCTTGGACAGGTCGACGTACGGCACGAATTCGAGTGTTTCTCCGGTGTCGACGTTGATGGCCGCAACCTCGATCGGCGCGCACTGCGGGCCGAGGCCGGTTGTTTCCAGGTCTACGACGATGAGGTTGCGGGACATCAGGTCTCCTCTACTTGGTGGGGATGGTGGGCATGACGGGGGTGGGCCAGCACAGCAGCGCGAGGCTCTTTTCGCGGGCGATGTCCAGGCACTTGGAGACCAGGACGTTGGGGTCATGTGAGACCGATCCCGCCAGCTCGCCGTTGGCCTTGGCCTGCTCCACGGCCGTTTTCTTGGCCTGCTCGGCCACAGCCGTCGCGGCCCGTTCCTGGTTGAGCTGGTTGATCTTCTGCTCGGTGCCGTCGTCGTAGTCGATGGTCGGCACTGCCACGTCCAAGATTTCGACTTGATCGCCCACCTTGCCGGCCAGGATCACCTTCGCCTTCTCCGAGAGTTCGGGCAGCGGCGAGCGGTCGAGGTTCTGCGGCGCCAACGGATCGAATGAGGCGAACACCTCATTGAGTGCGACTTGCAGATTCCGGGTGACCAGGTTCGACCGCACGTTGTCGAACGTCTTGTACTGCACGAACAGATCAGGGGTTGCGTCCGGCTTGATCTGCCAACGCACCGAGACATCAGCATCCGCGGTGGAGCTATTGCCCAGTCGCACCTTGATCCGATGGTCACCTGTGTGCTGGTCGATCTGCACGGCGCCATCCATCTCGGTGACCTCCGTCCATGGAGCCTTGAGGTGTAGGCCGTTGGTTAGCGTTGCGCCGGTCGGTCGGCTGAACGTCGTCTCGATACCGATCTGGCGAGTGCCGACCACGGTGGTCGAGGCGAACGCCAGGAAAACCAGCGCGAACAGGAACACCACACCCGCGCTGCCGAAACAGACTCGTTTGTCGTTGCCGCGCTGCATGAACAGCCCGACAATCACCGCGATCACGGCGATGACGACCAAGATCAGGAAGAACCACATGGATACTGGCATCGTTGGCCCCCTTACTTTCCGAGGTTGGCGGCGTAGACGGGCGCCCCGAGTGCTTCGGACAGCTCGCCGGTTACGTGCGTCCATGCATCGCGCACGAGGTGCTGATAGGGCTGTGGGAACAGGCCGAGCCCCAGTTGCCCCTGCGAGATGTTCAGGCGCAACCAGCACCGAACCTCGATGACCGGGTAGTCCTCGAATGGTCGGGCCGACAAGGTGATTTCGCGCGGTATCTCAAGTTGCCGAGTTGCGGTGCCCGCCTTGGCCGATACTTCCTCGCTGTAGGTCAGGTTCACGCTGCTGGTGGCGCGCTTGATTCCTGACTCGAATGATCCCTTGCTCGACGCTCGGATGCTGTCGATGATCTCCATGACATCGGCGGCCTGGTGCGAGGTGATCAGGTGCCCGGCCTGCTCGATCAGGTCGCCGAAATCCAGCTGAGAGTGGAACTTGCCGTCAGCGGCATTGAACAGGGTGGCCCAATCGGGGTCGGCGACAAATTGCAAGGCGAGCACGTCATTTCGACGGGTGTAGTCCGCCGTCGCGTCCGTCCCGAGTTCGTTGTAGATCACGCTGACCTGGCCCTTGTCCCGGTTCCCCCAGACGGTCGAGAGGCCTTGGAGTAGTGGCCGGCGCGTGACCTCGGCAAGGAATGAGGCCGTGTCGGTGACGGTCCGGCGCTCGGGTGTGCGCGGCGGGAACGCGGCGGGCACCTTGCCCCGTACGTCGACAACCTCGGTCTGGAGGCCGTTCTCGCCGTTGGCGGTGACGAGGTACAGCGAGGTGTCGGCGTCGGGCTCGTCAATCAGATCGGCGTCATGCTTGGGTAGTGCAATGGTGTTGTCGGACATGGGTGTTACTCCTTCGGGCGGTTGGGTTACTTGGTGCCGTAGAACATGGCGGCGTTGTCGCGGGACAGACCCCCCTCGCCGTCGGCGAAGAAAATCGTTCCGGCAGGGTCCTTGGCGGGGGCGCTGACGACATCGGGGACAAGGCACACCGCCCCGGACTCGCGGGGCTCGACCTTGATCTTGAGCGTGACGCAACCGCCCTTCTTGCCGGTTGCCATTGCCGCCTCGACACATTCGTGCAGCGCCTTGGTTGCAGCGGTTTGCGTGCGGCCCTTGTCGAGCTGCGTCAGCACGACGATGAACTCGGTGATGTCGCCTGGCGCGAGTTCGGTGCCTTCCTCTTTCTTCTCGGTGTCGTTGTCGGACATGGTTATTCATTCCCTTCTGTTGTGGTGGGTTGGTTCAGAACGTCGGTCACTACCTCGGCCTCGGCTTCGGATAGGTCGTTGATATCGGCGATTTCGCGGCCGACGACAGTGGCCAGATAGGTGAGCGTCTTGACGGTGGCCGCATCGCCGCGCAGGGAATAGCCCGCGTTGCCGAGCAGCCCGCGGATGGTGCCGATGGTCTTTTTGGTGGCCAGAAACTCACCGCGCGAGTTGTATTCAGCGGGGTTGGCCTCGGGCGCTTCCTCGACCTTCTCCGGGCTTGGTGCCTTCTCGGGAGCTGGTGTCGCTTCGGCCTTCGGTTTGTCCGGGGCCTTGGCCTTGATCTCGTCGGTTGTCACTCCCGCGACCGGCGGGAACATCTCGGCTTTGTCGTAGCCGTCGCGGGTGATCGAGGTGTAGGTGATGCCCATCTGCGCGACATCGCCCGCATCCCAGGCGCCGCGCTTCTTGCCGATCTTGGTCTCCAATTGCGCCTGGGAGACGCCGATGGCACGGAATCCGGCGATCATGTCCTCGATGCGCTTGGGCAAGGGCACGCCCTCGCCGTTCTCCAGCGTGGCCTTGCAGATGTCCTGTGCCGCTTCGGTAAACCACTTGGGCAAGATGGCGTTGATGCACTCACGGACAGCGCGAGCGCCCGCATTGTTGTTGTTGTTCGTGATGTCACCAAGGTCGGTGAGTTCTTGGCGGCGCCCCTTTGACATGCGGGCATGAGGGACGATGAAGGTGCGCGTAGAGCGGGTGTTGGTCTGCACATCCCACGCCCACGCCTGAACCTCCGACTCGCCCCGGGAGTCGTCGCGGTGCAGCTCGTTGACGCCGTACTGCACGTTGCCCCAGACTCGCGCGAGTTCGCGCATGAGGTGCACCGATGCGCCGTTGCCTCGGTTCGGCACTTGGTAGAAGGCCTGTTTCGCCATCGCGGATCGATTGCACGTATCGCGCATCTCCGCTTCGGCCCGCTGCATGTCACGCGGGATCTGCTGGGCCACGATGACGGCGGATTGGACCTCGGCGACGGCGCGCGACTGTTCGACTGAGGTGGCCTGGCTGACTGCCGTACGCGGTGCGGGCGAGATGGGCTGGTAGGGGGTGACGGTCACTGATCGAGTTCTCCTTCTTGCTGGTAGGTGGCGTAACTGGGGAGCGATACCGAGTGCACGTGGTCGCCGTAGCCGGGCCAGTGGTCATCGGCGACGCATTGGGCGTACAGGTCGATGGCCTTGCGGTTGCGGCGCCGACCGAGGTCGATGTCCTCGGGCTTGAGCTCGACCACGGTGATCGGATAGGGCGCCGTCTTGGACTGCACGACGAACAGGAACGCGGCGTCATCGGCGATCTCGCACGCGGCCAGACCGTCCAGATACCACGGCGCCTGCTGGTGGTAGCCGTATTCGGCTGCGGCCCTGGCGAAGTGGCCCGGGTAGGCGCTGGAGCTGGTCTTGTAGTCGACGACGATCAGCCGTCCCCGGCCGGGGTTGGGCAGCCAGTCGGGCCGGAATCGCAGGCGCACGCCCGTCTCCCGATCGTGCCAATACCCGGACAGCTCCGGTGTCCCGTCGGTCAGTAGCGGCCCGGCGAGCGGGTGCTCGTGAACCCTGGCCGCCATCGCTTTGGCCTTGGCCACCTCGGCGATGTGCATCGGGATCTGGCCGCGCTGGCGTGCTTCCTCGGACGCTTGCTGCCACATCGCGGTGGCGGTGGGTGACTTGGCGGGGGAGCCATCCTTGTTCAGCCCGTGAACGGCCGGATCTAGCTCGCAGATATCGGCGCCTTCGCCCAGCACGAACTTGTGGGCTACGTGCCCGAAGTCGTATTGCGGCTTGGGTTCTGGCGGTTGCCGTTGCTGGTGGTGGAAGATCTCGGGCGAGGATGGCGCCAGCAGTGCACGAGCACCTGACGACGACAAGCTGGTGCGGTCGGCGTGGTAGACCTCATCAGGAATACCGCTGTATAGGCCGTCAGCGGTGGGGATTTCAGCCTGGATGATGCATTCGCTCATGCGTCAGCCTCGACCCACTCGCTGCCCTTGCGCTGGACCCAACAGCCCTGGGCATCGTCTGCACGCCAAGCTAGTTCGTTGTCCCAGATCGCAACCACTTCAACGAACGCGTTGGCCATGTGACTGCCGTCGTGGCCCGCGTCGCGGGTGCACACGTAGTTGTCGAACCGTGCGGGGCAATCGCCCAAGGCGGCCTCTGGATGTGTCTTCATGCTCTGCATGGTTGGACCTCAATTCCTTTGTGGGGGAGCGTTGTAATGCCCGCGATTTCCTCGGCGCGCCGGTCGAGCAGCTTGGTTGTCACCGTGTCTGGGTCGAAACCGATGGCAAGCGCCATCATCAGCTGTGCGGCTTTGACGGGGTGGCGCAACCACATCGAGACCAGCTCACGATGCACCTGATGGGGGTCTGTGTCGCGGACAGCCTCGACGAGGCGGTACAGCACGCCCTTGAGGGCGCGCATGTTCGTTTCGTAGCTCTCGTCAACGTCGATCGTCATAACGGTCATGAGTCACCGTCAATCCGCTTGCGCAGCTTGGTTATCTGGCCGCGCAGGGCTGCATTGGAACGGGCTTGCTTCCCGTACTGATCCGCGTACCAGGCTCGATGGCGCTCGTTTGCGGCGGCGTCGGGGTGTTCCAGCGAGAGCACCACGTACCCGTCGAGCAGGCCCGGCGTCGTGGCGCTGTTGAGCACATGCAGAATCCGCCATCTGCTCGCGTAGCCCTCGAATTCCAGATAGTCGCCCGTCTGGTAGTCGCGGTCCGCTCTACGCACCTCGTGCGTCTTGATGCCTTTGTTGAGCAGAAGCCACCAGTGCCATTCGATCTTGACCTTGTGCGTCGTCACGCCATGGCCCCCTTAATAATCGAGCTTGCCTCGCCGCGGTTGTCGCGGTCGGTGAAGAACTCGACGAGTGCGCCCTCGGCGCCGCCGTCGGCGGTCCAGGCGCATCGCGGGTCTGTACCGGACTCCTTGACGGACTCGCGCCACGCCTTCTGATTGGCGACCAGGACGGCGATGCCGCGACTGCCCAATCTCTCGAACAGGTCAGCGATTTGTAGGTCCAGGACGATGTTCACGACGCTGGGGGAGCACTCCCGTTCGGCCTTGTCGAACGCGGCCATGAGTTCGTCGAACGTCGGGTTGGGGTCAAAGGTGATGGTCATGCCGCACGCCCCTGGCTCTGCTGCGGCGCTGAAGCGTAGGTGTCGGCGTATGACTTGAGTAGTGGCGCATGGCGTTTGCACCACACCTTCACTGAGCCCACGATGATCTGGGCCGACTGATCGAGGCTGTACCCGCGTGCCGACAGTGCCCGGTATGAGTACCGGATGCCGTCGAAATTGGGCTCTGCGTCCAGCTCGTTGCACACGCGCCAGCCGCTCGTCGTCACGAAGTCATCGGTCACCGGGTCGGCGTGCGAGTCCGGGGAGGCCAGCAGCATCGCGGCGAGCATCGCGATAGCAGCCAGCACGACGGTGATCGCGTCGTAGCTGCTCAGCCGGGGTCGGCGGCGCCCGTGCGACCGCCTGCGGATATGTTGGGGCATGCCAAGTCCTCTCAGTAGGATTGGTTGGTAGGGGACGCTGGCGGTTTCTGTTTGGCGACGGGACCGCCAGCGTCTTTACTTATTCAGTTGTGGGACTTGCGATTACTTGGAGATTCGGTCCAATCGTGCGGTGATGAGTTCCATCCCTCGCGGCAGAATGCGCAAGGTGTAGTGGGCGCAGCTGCCCCATGAGTGCGCGACGACGTGCTCGTGCGCTTGGAAGTAGTGCGTGAACTGCGCGTAGTGGTCGTACTGCACCGCGCCACACGGAGCGTGTTTAGCGAAGATCAGCCGCTCATCCAAGAGCCACTGGCGAAACTCGCGCTCGCGCATGCCGAGCAGCTTCGCGGCTTCCCGGATCAGCCGGGACCCGCCTTGTGCCGTGAGGTAGGTGTCCGCCAGGTCGGCCTTGGGTGAAAGCTCCGCGATCCGAACGTCCTTCGCCTCGATCATCCGCTGAGCTTCGAGCACGGCGGCGGCGAGTAGGTCGGTGCCTGTGAGCGCGGGCGCGGCCGTGGCGGTCTCGGCCTCACGGGTCTTGATGACGAAGTATGTCTGGGCGGCTGCGATCTCGGGCTTGCGCGGATCGCCATTGAGTGCGACGAGATAGCAGGCGTACCGGGATAGGTGGTAGTCCTCGGCGGGCTTGGTACCAGTGATTTTGGTGGCGCCAACGAAATTCACTACTGGGTCGGTGCCCGAGTTGTGGCAGGACATCTTGGCGCGGTTGATCGCGGCTGCGAAGTTGCGCCAGTCTGCGCCGTAGCCGAACGGCGTCATGAGATCGCGTGCGGACCAGTATTCGCGACCGTTGGGGGTGAGGTGACGCAGTGCGTCGAACGGGGATACGGCGACGAGTGTGCTCATGAGGCCACCGCCGCAGGCTCGGCGCTCGCGTCGACCCTTTCGCCCATGAGGCGGGCGACGCTCACTCCGAGCGATTCGGCAACCGTAGTGAGCTCACCCACCGTGAACGGAGTGCGCCCCAGCATCCGACGAGAGAAGGCGGGCTGCGACATGTGGATCTGACGGGCAAACGAAGACTGGCTATGGCCGGCGCGAGCAATCTCGGCTCGTATGTTGGCCAACATGCGCTTCTCGTTTGTTGCATTCGGCATGCGGACAGTTCTAGTCGGATAGCGACCAAGATGCGAACGCGACACGCCGGGAACTTGTTCTTTTCGGGTCTACTCGATGCGGCTTGAGCTTGTGTTAAGTCGAATAGCGAGTAATATCGTCCGCATGACGACTCTCGTCCTAGTTGACAGTCCTCGTGGTCGCAGTCGTGACGAAGCGATTTCGATCCGACTGAAGCAAGAGCTGGTTGCGTTGGGTCTATCGGTGAACAGGGCGGCCAAAGAGCTTGGTGTAAGCCAACCTTGGCTGTCGCGCCGAACACTCGGTGGCGTCCGATGGAAGGTGGAGGAGGTAGACGACATCTGCGACAAGCTCGGTCTTGATGCCAACTACATCCTCACCGGTTACCGCTCACTGCCTGACGGCGGTGACGACGGCGGTGCTGCTGGTGCCCCCACCAGGGCTCGAACCTGGGACCTGCGGATTAAAAGTCCGTAGCTCTACCAACTGAGCTATAGGGGCGTGCCGAGACAGGATACTGGTCGAGTGTGCGCGCGAGCACCGAGGTTATCCGGTTTGGGTTCTGAGGCAGTTGTGCCCTAAGCTGGGCGAGCTCCCAACGCGACACGCGTTGTGGGTACCCCGGAGAGATTCGGAACGGGCCCCCATCGTCTAGTGGCCTAGGACGCCGCCCTTTCACGGCGGTAGCACGGGTTCGAATCCCGTTGGGGGTACGCAACCAGTCATACTGGGAGCAGAGTAAGGCCCTGTGGCGCAGTTGGTTAGCGCGCCGCCCTGTCACGGCGGAGGTCGCGGGTTCGAGTCCCGTCAGGGTCGCCAGTACGGCGAGGCAGTAAGTAGTTGGGTCTGCCGTCCGGCCAGGTAGCTCAGTTGGTACGAGCGTCCGCCTGAAAAGCGGAAGGTCGCCGGTTCGATCCCGGCCCTGGCCACCAAAAACCACCTGATAGCGGGTGTTTTTCTCGTTTCTGGGGCGGGTGCTCGGAAGCGCGAATCTGGCCATCTGGCAGCTACGCGCCGATCGGGAAGTAAGGAACGGCTGAGGCTGTAACTCACGTGAGGCGCCACGCGTCGGTTTCCGAGGCCACTGAAACGCCAGCTCGGGCCGGATGCTTCGATTCCGGGGAAACCGCGTCGAGCTCGAGACGAATTGCGCGCTCCCCGAAAACGCTTCTCCTTGTGATCGGTAGCACGCGTCATGGGACAGTGTGGATAGAGAAGAGAAGGGACGTTACGCACCCCGCGGACGGCGGTGAGCACTGGTCGGGACGACACAGAACCGCACCACACTATGGCGATCCCTGACCTGACGGGAGGGGCGGACACATGCCGCAGCACAGCCCGGGGATGGCGACCCCCAGCGATCACTCAGTGATATGGGCGAGCGCGAGCGCATCGATGCCGACCACCCTCGATCGCTCTCACGACGTTCCGCGTCCGGAGTCGGTCGACGAGATTAGCCGATGGGCCGGCAGCGAGGATCTGCGGCGCACCGAGCTCGTGTACGCGCCCGTGTTCTGGGTGTTCCTCCCCCTCGCTGTCATCGGTTTCCTGATCTACCAGATGATCACCGACCCGACGAGTGCTGGCTGGAGCATCACGGCAAATGGTGCGAGCCGTGATACGTGGCTGGCTTGGGTGCCGTGGCTCGCATGGATCGGCGTCACCGTATGGCTGCTCATCGCCGTCGGGGTTCTGCTGCTGCGGCTCAGTGCGCTGAGGGATCTGCGTGTCGAGAACGCGTGGGTCTACGGGCACGGCGTCGCGCACTCGATCCATCGCGCCTGCATCGACTACGACGACGGTGAGGCTCGCTGGGCGACGTACATCGCCCTCGACCACCGCCTCGATGACGGACAGGCTGCGACGATTCACGCCGCGTTCGAGCTGTGGCTCTTTCAGGCAGGACTGCCGCCTTCGGGCTCCAAGCCGATCTCCTCGGAGACGCTGTTCGGTCCGCAGGCCAAGGGTGGGTACTTCATCCTGCATCTCCCCGTCTCAACGATCGCCGGAGACACCACCGAGCACCAGTGGATGCTCATCACCCAACCGCAAGAGGACGAGCGCGACGTGATCGTCACACCTGTGCCGGTACCGAAGAGACTCGCAAAGATCCGCCGCACGCTCCACCGGAAGGCAGCGAGAAGGAGCGCGTCATGAGCGGCCGTCGGATCATCACGCTGCGGAACCTCACCGGGCCCAGCCGGCAGACCAGGCGGTGGATGGCGCGGGCTCGCACTCCAGAGACTCGCGCGGAGATCCGGCGTTGGTCGCGTTGGGAGTCCGTGTCGGTGTGTCTCCTGGTCATTGGTGGGATCTGTGCGCTCGGGGCCCCGCTTGTCGGGGTGGGTCTCGGCGTCTGGGACGCCATCCACGGCGACGCCCCGTGGCTGTGGTGGCTCATCGGGTCCATCGGGGCCGCGTCGCTGTTCCTGCTCGCAGGAGCCTGGTTCGGGTCGTATGCCAGCGACCGGCGGTTGACGGCGCTTTACGCCGACGGACAGTCGGCAGTCGGGCGTGTCGACGAGGTCATTACCCATCCGGGCGGTGGGGATGAGCAGGCCACCTACGAGTTGCTCATCAGCGCAGAGCTCCCCGACGGCACATTGGTGCGTCGCAGGCTCGACTGGGGCGAGGACAACACCAGTTGGCCCATCCCTCGGCGGTGGGTCGGCCGCACCATCCGGTTCCGCCACAACACCCTCGATCCCGACGATCTGCGGGACGTCCGCTTCGACGGCTGGGCAGACGAGACGAACGCAGGCCGCTCATGAGCGACGAGTACGTCGAGTACTGGGTTGCTCGGGCGAAGACGCCCGAGACCCGGGCACGGATCCGCCGTCTCTCCCGGCTCGAAGACCTCACGAACGGCATCCTGCTCACCGGAATGATTCTGTTCCTGCTGATGGCCCTGACGAGGGTTGTGCTCGCCATCTGGTTCTGGGCCCCCGACGCCGGTGACTCGACCATCTTCCTCTGGGTGCTCGGGATCACCCTCGGGGTGACGGTGACCAGCGTCTTCCTGAACAGCGCCGTCGAGACCCGCCTCTCCCAGGCGAAGTTCGCCGACGGATATAGCTCCGTCGGCGTGATCGACGCTGTCCGCTCGTGGGAGGGAACCGACGGGGAAGGCTCTCCCACGACCTTCTACGCACTCGCCGTGACCGCCGCGCTCCCGGACGGGGATACGATCCGAAGGCACGTGGACTGGAGCACCGACAGCGGATCCGGCAGCTCGGACACACCCGACGAGACCTGGGTCGGGCGACGAATCAGCTTCCGCCACAACACCCTCGACCCGGAGGATCTCGCAGACGAGCAGTTCGCCGGCTGGCCGGATACGGAGGTGGAACGCTCATGAGCACAAAGGATCGTAAGGAGTCGCTGCTCGAACGGGTCGCGGAGAGGCTGCTCGTCGGCTCGGGGCCGGAGGTGCCGTTCCTCGTCCGTCACGACTGGGCGATCCCAGCCGTCGTGTTCACCGGATGCGGTCTCTTCGCGGTCCTGGTGCTGGTCGCGAGCTTCCAGGGATGGGGAAGGGTGCTCATGTGGACCGTCATCGGGATCGGCGCGCTCTGCGTCGTGCTGATGATCCCGACGTTCGTCCGGATGTTCCGAGCCACCCGCGGTCCCTTGCCCGCGCTCGACCGCACCCCGCGGACAGCACGAGTGACCCTGCGTGCGGACGACGCGGACGGCGGGCAGACGATCCTCGTTGAATACCGCGATGAGCACGGACAGGGGCACGACGCGGAGCTCGCCGATGTCATCCATGAGTCTTGGGAGGACCGGTTCTGTCCCGGCTCGCGGTGGCAGGTCTACGCGTTCCGCGATCCCGAACTGGCCGACTCGGTCGTGTTCCTCACCGAGGCCCACGACGACGTATGGCGGGCCGGGTGGAAGCTCGACGGCGTCCGCATCGGCGGTGAAGGCGGCCCCGTCAAGCCCGGACCGGGATCGCCGTTCCTGCGCGCGGGCTCGAAGTGGGAGTTCGCCGCCTCGTGACCGGCACACCGCAGAGTCGCCGACCGCACCGGAAGCAGGGACCGAACGGTTCGATCTGGACCGACGGTGGGACGTGGTTCGGGCTGTTCCTGATCAGCTCAGTCCTCCTGAGCTGGGGCATCTTGTCCTTGCCGCTCGACGGGACTGTCCGCGGCGTGATGCTGTTCTTCGCCATCCTCGTGGTCGCGATCGCGTGCGGCGTCGGGTGGCTCCAGGCGATGTCGAGCACACCACTGCCCGCGCTGGACCACACCCCCCGGGTGGCGCGCGTGCGCGAGATCCGCGAATGGGACCAACCCGACACCACAGCGGAAGCACAAACGAAGAAGGTCATCGTCGACTACGACGGAGCCGACGGGAAGACACACACAGCCTGGCTGGGCGATCTCATCAACGAGGCGTCGATCGACCGGTTCACGCCCGAGAGCAGCTGGCATGTGTACGCCTTCGCCGACCCGGAACCTGGCCGACACCATGGTTCTGCTCACCGAAGCACACGACGACGTGCGACGCAGCGGCTACCTGATCACCGGCCTCCACGGCAACACCGAGTTCTCAAGCCTCCAACAACCCGCAGCAGGGTCTCCGTTCCTGAACGGGAAGCGCAGGTTCGTCTCGTGAACCGCGACGCCACAGCGTGGATGGCGCTGGCGCGGACGCCCGAGACCCGGGCGCGGATCCGCCGGTGGGCGTTCCTCGAGCGCGTCTTCTTCGGGCTGGCCTGCCTCGGGTTGACGGGGTTCGTGATCACCGTCGTCGTGGCTGCGATCCGCGAAGTCCTCGGGAAGCCGGGCCCGTGGTGGGTCTTCCTCGCAGCCTTCGCAGTACTCGTGGTGTCGATCCTCCCGTGGTGCCTGGCCCCGTTCAGGCTCGACGTCGCACGGTATGCCGACGGTAAGGAAACCGGCGGCACTATCACCAAGATCGTTGTCGATGAACACACGGATCCAGAGGCACTGCCCGCATACGACATCACGATCGCGGCCAGGCTTCCGAATGGGGGCATCCGTCGCACCTGCCGGGTGTCTGAGCGCACGGCGCCGGAGCTTGGACAGATGGTCCGGTTCCGCCACAACACCGGCGACCCGGACGACCTGAAGGATGTGTTGTTCCTCGGGTTCGTCGATGCACCAGATCCCGCAGAAGGCCCAGTGACATGAGTCGCGCAAAGAACTTCCTCGGCGCTCTGTTCGGGTGGCGACACCGCCGCGCCGAGCGTGCTCGGAGTATCCGGCTCACCGGGCCGCGGGTGCGGGCGAAGGTGGTCGAGGTGAAGCGCTCGAAGGGCAGCAACGTCCACGCGTACTACGACGTCATCCTGCGCTTCACCGACTCCCAAGGAATCGAGCACGATCACAAGGCCATGACGCGCACCCACAAGCCCTACGTCGGCAGCAAGCACTGGATCCGCTACGACCCAAAGAAACCGAACCGAAAGTCCACCTGGTTCGTCGACTGGGAACGGCGGCGGTGAGTAGACGGAGCGCGGCCCCCAGGGCCGCGGGAGATCGCGCGTCCGTCACGGGGACGGCACCGCTCATCCTGGGCGCACTGTTGTTCACGGGGATGCTTGCCCTCGGTGCGATGACCGGCAACGTCCCCGCGGAGAACAAGGCGCTCTTGTTCGCGCCGGTGTTCTACTCGCTGACCGTGATGGGCGGGCTCATCGCTTCTTTCCCTGGGTTCAGCATCCTCGAGACCGTCCTGCGCCGCCGGCACGATCCCGAGCAAGGGTGGACTCGCGCGGCGCTGACGATCCTGGTGTTGATCTCCGCTCTCTTCGTCGCCGCGTGCATGTTCGCGCTACCCGTGGTCGCACTCGGGGTCAGCGCGAACGGGCTTGGAGTGGGTATCGCCCTGCTCTGGTCGGCGCGTCCGCGTGACGGCTCTGGTGCGTTCTGGGCGTTGCTGTGGGTGTCGCTCGCACTGGCAGCCGTCGCCGCGGCATGGACCACAGTCGCCATCCTCGGTGCGCTCAGTTGAGGCGCGAAGGCCGGGTGCGCCCGCGTCGATATCGTGGCGTGTATGGGTGATGGGCAGGAACCAGCGGACGTGGAAGCGACTGCGGTGCCGTGGTCACCGCGCCGCCGCTGGACGTTCGGTGTTCTCAGCGGGGTGGTGGTGCTGGCACTTTTCGTATTCGTTCCCGGCCCCGTCTCGGGGATCCTCAAGGCGAACAACGCCCGTCAGCTGGTTGACGACGTCTCCACCGGACGCGCAAAACTGCTCGCCAAACAGGACGAGTTCCGGCCACCGCTCGCGAGCTTAGGAAACCCGGCGCGCTCATGGACTCAGGTCTCGTGTTGGATGTCCCCGCGCTACAGCGATGGCGACGGTGAGCAGGACGTGGTCATGTTCTACTGGCAACAATGCGCGCTCCTGGCCTACGAGATCTACGCGCTGCCGCCCGATGCCGGTGACGCAGCGCAGGTCGCACAGCGCCTCCGTGGCCACTCTGCGGGTGAACCCTCCTGTGCCGAGCCACTATTCGACGTGCTGACCCCCGACGTCGGTGCCAGCAGGATCGACGAGTTTGCGACAGGTCTCTGGTGGATGAATCCCGAAGGAGTACCGCCGTCTCATCAGCCGGACCGCTGCACGATGCCCACCCCGGACGACCCCGACACTGCACACACGCAAATAGGTATCGATGCCCGATTGGGCGCGGACGCCTACGTCGTCTACCAGGTCCGATCGCCAGTCAGCATGGTCGATGTGGGCTGCGACCGGCGACTGTCCTGGCTCGCGCCCTGCCGGGGAGAACCGGAGGGCTTCCCAACGCTGTGAACCGAGCAACGCGCTACAGCAGCTGCTCCGGCAGCGGGCCGCAGACGTCGACGAACGGACCCATCACCAGTTCGAAGACTCGGGCGTCGACGTCGTTGGGGGCGAGGTCGCGCATCAGGGCCGCGACGCCGAGTGTCCAGAACGGCCCGCGATCGATACCGCGGCCCTGCGGGGCGACATCATGCAGATGCGACAGGAACGCCCCGACCTGCTTGCGTAGATCGTCGGGGATGCTCGGGCCCCAGGAGTACAGCTCGGCTTCTGCTCGAACCCAGGCGTTTCCGTCACGGCGGATGTGATCGAGGATGGCCTGGGCCTCGGGCGTCGTCAGCAGGCCGAGCCGGTAGCAGACGGCGTCCCAGGCCGGGTGCGCCGCCGACGCGGTCGGTGTCATCAGGTTGGCCAGTTCGGCGGCGGAGGGCGGCGGGTACAGCGCCGCCAAGGCGCTCGTGCGCAGGTCCCGGGCGTCTCGGATCGCCTGCAGATCATCTGGCACGAGCGGCAGATCCGGGCCGCACGGTGGTTCGAGCAGGATCACGCGTTTCGGGTCGGCCCCGTCGATGATCACTGGGGCGTGCCAGCGGATGACCAGTCCGGTGAAGCTCCCTGGATCCGTGCCGCTGCGCAGTTCCGCTCGGAAGGAGGCTCGGCCCGGCGGCTGGACCTCGATGATCGCCGCGTCGTGATCAACTTGGAGCACGAGCGCACGCGCGTAGACGGGTTCGGCGAGGTCCGGGACACCGACGTCCGCCGACGCCGCGCCTCCGGTGGACGGCCGCTCCCGCCCGCGCAGTCGGTCTATCCAGCCCATGCGCTTCTCACCCCTGTGCCTGGTCGACGGGGATCACGAGCGCATTGCGCATCGGGTATGCCGGGGCCTCGGGTTCTCGCCAGTCGAGCAGCAGCGCCCACCGTGAACGCCTGGCGGTCCCGCGGACGAGGTATCCACCGGAGGCCTCGGGGCCGAAGATCTCGTCAGATGCGAAGGCGTTGATGATGCGCCGCCGGAACCCCGAGTTCCACGCATTCTTGGCGGCGGAGTCGGCCTCCTTGTCGGCTTCGAGGCGGGCCAGCCAGATCCGGAATGCGGTCGCGATCCTCGACACCTGCTCATCCGGGGTCCGTGCGTCGATAGCGACCGAGGTCAGGCACCACCCATCGCCGTCACCGATGTGAAAGCTCGTCGGATAGATCTCACACAGCACACCGCGCGCGGGTGGGAAACCCTGGCGCTCTTCATACTTGCGCCACTGCCGGTGCCCGAGCCACAGCGCCGGCCCAACGATCAGCAGAACGACGCCGGCGAACCACTGCACACCAGCGGAGGTGCTGTGCCCGCTGCGCGGGAACACCCCGACCAGCAGGCCACCGACGAGAATCGCACCAACCACGGTGAACACCAGGGCGACCGCCGGCACGAACACCCGCTGCCCGCGCACGTCAGCCGCAATCTCCTCCAACGGCCTGATCGACGGCCGCTCGCCATACCGTGACTTCGCCGCTGGGGCAGCGACTGCCTGCGCCCATGCGGATACGGGATCGGCGGGCCAGGGCCGAAGCTCAGTCGGACTCACCCGGTGCCTCGCTGATGTTCGCGGATGCTGTCGAACAGTGCGTCCTCCAGGTCGTCGGGGTCCAGCGTGGTGTGCCGGAAGCGCAGCGTCTGCCCGATCCGTGGGCGGGGGTGGTCCCCACCCACGGTGCAGTGCCTTCGGATGGCCGGCCCGCCCTCCACTGCCACGGACACGGTGAGCATGAAGTAGCGCGAGACGCTGCCGTCGTCGTTGGTACGACGCACCTCGGTGACCTCTTCGATCGGCGCTTCGGAAACATGCGCGTTGGTGAACCGCGCGCGGTACCGCCGGTGCCCGCAGTAGAGGCCGCCGAGGATGCCCGCCGGGATCAGGACGAAGACCGCGACGGCGGTTGCGACCCACAGCTGTTCTGGGCTGGAGCTGAACGCGCTCGCGATGGCTCCGAGCAGACCGGTCACCGTCAGAACCAGGCACGTGATCGCCCCGACGCCCCACCAGCGGTAGGCGCGGCCGGGCGCTGTCGACGCGGAATCGTGGGCGCTCACGAGCCAGGCCCCAACGACGCGTTGCGCTCCTCGCGACCGACGAACGCGTCGTCGAGGTCGTCCGGGTCGAGGGTGCGGTGACGGAACCGGACCGGCTTCCCGACCCAGCCGAGCGGATCAGGATCCCCGCCGATGTCGATCCGCCGGTGGATCGACACCCCGTGTGCGAGTTCCGCATCGATCAGCAGCTGGTACTTCGATGCCCCGTCTCCGAACTGGCTTTCCAGCACGTCGCGGACCGTGCCCACGGCGGTGGGGGCTCCCGCGAAGAGAGCCACGCGGTGCTTGTCCCAGGCGATCCTGAGCAGGCACCCGCTCACCAAGGTGGCGGCGAACCCCGCGATCCACACCCAGTGCGGGGAGGTGCCGAGCGCACTGGCGATGCAGAACACGAGCCCTGCCAACGTGAGGAACGCGAACAGCGACCGTGCGAGGTTCCAACGCCGGACGCGGTGATCGACCGACACGTCACTCAGACCATCCACGGCGCTCCCCCCCCATCCCTCGCTTCCCGACGATGTCACCCACCATATCCAGCGATCAGGCGGGCGATGTTCAGCTGCTGGGCGGCCGAAGAAGGGCCCCGTCGACGGGGCGCGGATCCTGACACCTGGGCTCCCACGGCTTGGGTTACGTGCTGTAGACCGCTCCGAGTCCGGCCGTCGCGTCGAGGAGGGACGGGCACCAGCGGTCACGGATCGACATGGAATCACTGTGGGGCGCGTGGCGGGCGGGCCGCAGGCCGTCGAAAACCGGTTGTGGCGCCCCCGCCTACGACGCACCCTAGAGGGCATGGAGGTCACGTTCGTCAAGCGCCGGAACGGGTACGACGTGCGGATCCGCCGGGAGAGGGGCCCCGAGCTCACGCCGCGCGGCGGGCCGGGTGGCCGTCCACCCGTGCCGCACGACGCGGCGCACCTCATCGTCGAGCAGGAGGCGCGGCTGCGCGGCGGCGTGTTCGGGCGCCTCGCCGACGCCAACGGCCTCGACGGGCTCTTCTGGCCCGTCGATCCGGCGGAGCGGCGGAAGGCGTCCCGGCGAAACCGCAAGCCCACG